TTGACACTACCGTAGTATGATTCTGACACTACTGTAGTATGAATTTGAGACTACCGTAGTACCGCTGATGACACTATAACTATACTAATATAACTAGACATATTAACTATAAGAATATAACTATTTGCAATCTAGTAAAAATTTGTTATAATAGAATTACTCATTGCACCTCAATGACAGTGGTGGGAGAGATTTTTTCAATTTTCTCTCCCCACTACTTTTTTTAAGTAATGATTTGACTTTCCAAACAATGTGTGGCAATATAGATAATCGGAGGTAGTAATGACAAATGAAGACAATATATACGAACTTCAACCAATACAAGCTAAGTTAGATGATATTAAGTCACCTATAGAGCAAGTAAAGGAAGAAGGTAACGTAGGCCTAAATTGGGACCAATGGATAGAATGCGTTCAATTTATGGCCATAAGATACACAAGCGGTACAGATACACCTAGTTCTTGGGGAGAAGTAAAACTAAGAGCAATGTATCAAGACCTACAATACTTTACCTATGAAGATGTTCAAAAGGCAATAATAAGACTCCACGAAGAGGGAAGAAGTTTTGCCCCGAACAGTTCACAGATTATAGGAAAGTTAAATGCATTAAATTCCCAACAGGTTATGTCAGCGTCTCAAATAGAGAGGTTGTCTAAGGGTCAGTACAGCGAATGTAAAGGTGGTGCACAGCACGAATGGGCAGATTGGGGATGGTTCTTTGATGAACAAGGATATCCAATTTTCTTAGAGGTTTGCTGTTCGACACTAGGACCTAATATGCCTACTTGTTTAGCAGAGCGAACGAAATCAAATCCAAGCGAAGCTAACAAAAGTATGCACCCAGGTTTTCATATGACTAGAGAAAAATTCATAGAGAGTATGAAGAAGCTCAAGTTGAGTGAGAAGAAACAAGATGAACTATTGGAATACAGAAACAGGCTACTCACAGAAGCAGAAGTAGCAAAATTAGGGGTTACATATGATAAGTGATTTTATAATCAATAATGTAGATGAAGATAAGTCGGTACCGATGTTCTACGCTATGACTTTTTACAATGATTTGAGACAACAAATCTATGACAAGAATGCAATCTTTATATTAAAAGATAAATTAGATTGGCTTGGTTACAATGAAATTAAACAAGATATGGATGAAGACTTATGTACTTCAGCTGTATTTGCTTATGTTGAACTTTGTATGGCCGAGCTAGTGTATGAAGGTATGAAAGACATCAAGAAGATGGATGACTTATACCAAGCTACTTACATTAGAGAACATATTCAAAAAGGATTTAAGAAGCATAAAACTTATGGGGATTGGCCCGAAGATATGAAGAAAGATACGATAAGACATTCTTTATGGAATTACGAAGATGAAGTGCTAGCTATGCAGAACAGTGTTAAATTTACTTTAGCAAGTGTTATGAGAGCAGTAGGAGAAATCAATAAAGAAACAGATAAAGTTTCTATGAACGATATGCATATGATTTACGATGAACTTTTAGAGAAACTAAAAGATATGTCTTTACCAAAAATTATGGAAGATGTAGAAGATGATGAAAAAACTTCTCTAGATTTGATTTCATCTAGTATGTTTTCAGATGACTATATTGAAAATGTGGTTGACTTTTGTTTTAACAAGAGTTAAAATTATCTTGCGATAATCTAATTACATAGTAGTAAGGTTATGCAGGACAGTGCGCCTGTGGAAAATGATTCGATGGGAAGGTATTGGTTTGGACACTTGTACTATTCATTTGGGAGCGATACCCAACACAGGCACTAGGGAATCGGAAATATAACTAAATTTGTTTATGTACGGATTTAAATACTAAATGTAGTGTATTAGTAAAAGTTATAATTAGGTTCCCTTATTTTTACCCTCACACATTATTTAGATAATGATGAATAAGTATTAGTTAGTGAGGTGAAACGGCGAGCAATTAAGAGGGTATAATGGAAATGTCGGTGGATAACTAGCAATAGTTGTCCCTTTGCCGATACCCTCCCATCGTCGGCTCTCTTAGGAGAGCCGTATCTAAAATGACTTTACAAAATTTTTTTTACTTTGACTTGACAAACTAGATATACTATGGCATACTTAATATATAACGATTAGAAAGGTAGGTATAACCTATGGATTACGATATTAAAGATAGAATCATTTCAGAAACAATGTCTGAATATGAAGATATTGACATTAAAAGAACTACAAATGGATTATCTGTAGAAATCCATTTCTCTAGTGACGTAACTAAAGATGAAGCAATTGCTTGGTTTGAAGATACTTTATCAAAAGTAGAAAGCCAAAGCTTTTTAAGAGCAAGTCTTGATTTATGGATTACACCAAAGGAGGAAGTATGAGTCAAACAGTTTTTTGGAGTAACGAAGCTGAAGATGGTGAAGGCTATGGTGGAATGTTTGTTCGTTCTGACTTAGGTAAGACTTTCACTAAATGGACTGACAAAGGATTACAAATTGTTGGTATTGTTATTGACGACTCTAATGAAGTAGAGTTCATTCTTAGGGATAAAGAAGAAGAATGAAAGAAGTCGAATACGAATTTTGGTACGATGACCAAGGTAGAGTTGTAGGTAAAATACCTCTTACTGATGTTGTCGGATTAGATGAGGAAGAATAATGGGTGGAATATTATTATGCTCAAAGTGTGATAGCCGTTGGCATTCTCACGATGGTACGGGTTCTTATGTTAATGATGAACATTACTGTGAAAACTGTACTCAAGAGATAGAAGCTCATTGGTTATTAAAAAGTGAGGAAGAATGAAAAAACATACAGTATTCTTGTTAGGAAAGCTAACTTATCTAACAGATAGTGAAGATAAAGCTGTAGCTTTTGCAGAAAAAGATTTAAAATTTCTGCACCCTAAATACAATATGGAAGTTAGTGGATTAATGGCAATCGACGATATGGAGGAAGAATGAAAGATAACCCTTTTGATGGGCCTAGTGTAAAAATAGGTTCTGATGAATTTAAAGAAATGATTATGCAAGTTATGATTAACAAACATAATGACGCAGACGAGGATTTCGATTTAAATGCGTAGAAGATTTCGTAAAGAACAACACGAGAGAACTTATCAGATAAATTGGAATCATAGTTTGCCCGTTTATGGTGAAAGGAAAAAAGATGAACCGACATCAAAGACGAGCAAGTAAGTCTAAAAAGAAAACACAATATCGAGGTTTGAGTAAGAAACAAATTCTTACGCCCGATAGTTGGAGATAAGGGGGAATAGTGACTGAAGAAAATCACGATTTACATAAAGTAAGTATGGGTAAACTATACGAAAAATATATGATGGCTAAAAATCTATCAGATATGTTAGATGTAGCTTATTCATATAACACTGAAACAAAAAGGAACGAAATAATTCTTATCATTAAAGATGGTGAAAGAACAATTCCTTTGGGCAACTTATGGTCTGCAGAAGACTTTGCGTTGCGTGACTATAAATTAAATGATTCATTGATTATGTCTAGAGTCTTTAAACAGTATGAATCTGAAGACGAAAGACGTACTCTTGATGAATTCAATGACGAGTATCATCCTGTTGATAAAAACTATGATGATATTTGGAAGTTTATCGATGGTGCTAGACAAGCATTAGACGATAAAGAATAAATACTTTCAGACTACCGGCAGAATACAAGTAATACCTACCTACTCATATACCGTTGGTAGTCTGTGAGTATCTATTCGTGAGAATGAATAACTAGTTGAAAGGTGCAGAAATGCCTAATCAAAATAACAATAGAATAGATACTGAAGATAGTTATGACTATAACTATCAAACAGACAAATGTGCTGTTCGTAAGTGTAAGTGGGAATCTCACGATACAAACAACGAAGGTGCCTTAGATTTGATAACACAAGGTGGTTATGGTGATTTTATGGATTACTATGACGAATCTCCTGTGTATTTTCGTCTCTGTCATAAACACGCACATCAATTTTCAAGTTGGTTAAATAACGCAAATGTCTTACCAAGACACAATGGACACGCCCACAATGGTAGTGAACCGGGTTTTTGGTATGGTCATATTGGTTGGGACCAATACACTTGGTTGTCTTACCTAAATAACTTTTTCTATTATCTCCTTAAGGAGAACTTAAAGTTTGCAATAGGTGCTTTTAATAGACAATTACGTCATCACATAACTTGGACAAAACAGGATATTAACGACAAAACTACTCCCGTTGTTAAGAAAAGATTTATCTTTAAACTGTTTTTCCTTGATAAAGCTTATAAAGGTTTTGTTAACACAAAATTAAGACAAGCTAAAGTAATGTATCGTAATTGGATACAGAAAACTTATCGTAATCATATCTCTTTAGATAGGGAAATATGGGAAAAAGTATTACAAGGTAAACTGTCTGACAAAGATTTAGTAATTATGGCTCATATTACTGATGCCAACAGGGCTAAGTCCGAAGAAGAATAATTAAGCCCCCTAGAAATAGGGGGTTTTCTTCGTTATATAATATAAGTATGTCTAGAGATATACTTGAATCAGTAGCTTCAGAACAAGAACAAGTTTTTGACTTAGAATTTCCAGACCTTCACGAAGCTCAGCAAACGGTAAGAGATGACCCCGCACGTTGGAAAATACTTTGTGCAGGCCGTCGTTTCGGTAAATCACGACTTGGAGTACAACTTTGTTTAGAAGAAGCACTCAAAGGTGGCCGTGTTTGGTGGGTAGCACCTACTTTCGCTATTGCTAGAGTTGGTTGGAGAGATGTGGTAGCTGCAGCAAATGAATTTCCAAAAGAAGCAGGCGTAGATGTACGCATTGGTGATATGGAAGTTAAATTTCCCGGCGGTGGTTCTATATCAGTTAAATCTGCCGATAACCCTCAGCGTCTTAGAGGTGAAGGTTTGAACTATCTAGTTATGGATGAAGCCGCATTCGTTAGAGAAGAAACTTGGACAGAAGTATTAAGGCCTACACTTACAGAAAACAAAGGTTCTGCATTATTCATAAGCACCCCTATAGGAATGGACAATTGGTTTTTTCATTTATGGGAAAAAGCAGAAAAAGCTGATGATTGGGCTAGATTTCAATTTCCTACAGTAGCTAATCCTATTATTGACCCTGCTGAAGTTGAATCAGCTAGAGAAGACTTAGGTGAATTAGTATTTGCTCAAGAGTATCTTGCAGAGTTTATATCTGAAGGTGCTCAAATGTTTAGAAGTCATTGGTTTAACTATTACAAACTTGGTGTAGGAACACTTTGGTGTGAAGGTGAAAAATTTGACATAAATAATGATTTAGTAAAGTTTGCTACAGTAGACTTAGCAGCATCAACAAAAGAATCAGCTGACTACACAGTCATATCAGTATTCGGTTATCATATGCAATCAGACAGATTGTTTATGATTGATATGATTAGAGACAGACTTGAAGCACCCGACATTGTACCTCAAATAAAAAGAGCAATAGGTATTCATAATCTTGAATGGGTTGGAATTGAAAAAACAGGATACCAATTAGCTATAGTGCAGTTTGCTAGAAGAGAAGGTCTCAGAATCAAAGAATTAAGAGCCGACAAAGACAAGCGTTCACGAGCACTTCCTTTGTCTGCTAAGATGGAAAGAGGACTTGTATATTTTCCTCAAAATGAGGAATGGGTAGGTGAAGTTGAGAGAGAGCTCTTAACTTTCCCTGTTGGTACTCACGATGATATCGTGGATACTCTTGCCTATGCTTGTCTTAGTAGCGGAACGAAAAGAAAATGGGAAGCATTTTAAATGGCTGAAGATAAAAGTTTTTATAGAAAAGCAGTAGATTACTTACAGAGACCACCACAAAGATTAGAAGTTAAAAGAGGGCCTCTAGATAAATACGAACAAGTACAAGGCTCTGTTTGGGGATACAATACCCAATCCGGTTATTTTCCACAAAAATTAATTGATGACTTAGGAGATGGATTAGGTAATTCAGCTGTAGTCGCTTGTCTTAATGTTTTAGCAACATCATTCGCAGAACCTCAATTAAAAGTTTATATAAAAAATGAACAAGGTAAGTTAGAACAAAAAGCTCATCCATTAGAACAATTACTTCAAAGACCAAATGAATTTATATCCGGTTCTATTCTTTCACACTACATAGTTACTTCTTTATCTGCTCACGGAGATGCTTTCTTAATGAAAGTTAAAGATGGCCAAGGTAAAGTCGTTCAGTTAGTTCCTTTAATGCCTAGTTATGTAAAGGTTAGAGGGAACACTCGTGAATTAATTACTCATTATGAATATCACGCAGTACAAAAAGGCAACGGGTTGCATCAAGAATATATTGAAATACCTAGAGAAAATGTAGTTCACATTAGACAAGGAATGGACCCCGATGACCACAGAAGAGGTTTCTCGCCACTTCGCTCAGTTATGAGAGAGTTGGCAGGAGACGAGGCAGCAGGACAATTCGCTGTTGCTTTGCTACACAATATGGCTGTCCCGGGAGTTATCTTAAGTCCAAAAGATGACTCTATGGGCGGGCCTACAAGAGAAGAAGCAGAAGGAATAGCACAATCTTTTAAATCTAAATTTTCCGGTGCTAACAGAGGTGCACCAATGATTATGACAGGTGCTATGGATGTAGATGTAGTTTCATTTACACCAGAACAATTAAACTTAACTGCTTTAAGAAGATTACCGGAAGAAAGAGTTTCTTCTGTTTTAGGTGTACCCGCAATTCTCGCCGGCCTCGGCGCTGGATTGGACGCAGCAACATACAACAATACTCGTGAACTAAGAGAGTTTTTTACTGAACAAAAAATGATTCCGATGTGGTCTTCTGTAGCAGATGAACTTACACATCAATTATTACATCAAGATTTTGTAGATAATAACTACGAATACTTCTGTGCTTATGACTTAGACCAAGTTAGAGCATTATCAGAAGACAAGAAAGAACAAGTCCTAACAATGAACTCCGCGGTGCAAGGAGGCTTCGTCACAATAGGCGAAGCTAGACAAGCATTAGGTTTAGAGGTTGATGATTCTCACGATATCTATTTAAGACCTTTAAATATGGTAGCTGTGCCGGAAGGAGAGACAGGAATTGTGACTCCTACTGAAGGAGAGCCTGCCCCTTCGGCACAACCACCATCTGATGAAGATGAGCCGGAAGAAGATGATGAAAAGGCAACTTTAAATACATCTCGATTCCAACCGGAGGTTCGTAGAAGCAAGAGAAGAATAGGAAAAAGAAAATCTGTTATAATTGATACAACAATGGAATTTAAAGCATCAGAACAAGACAATATAGTTTTATCAGAAGAAGAAAAAGCTGCTGCTGTCTCTGCTAAAGTAAAAAAAGTATTACAAAAGAAAGTAAAAGACCATAATGCAGGAAGTTCAAAATATAAAGTTACTTATGGAAAGTTGGCAATTATATTCAGACGAGGTGTTGGTGCCTATAGAACGAACCCAGCTTCAGTGCGAGGTAATGTTTCTTCGGCAACACAGTGGGGAATAGCCCGTGTCAACGCTTGGTTAAAAGGACTTAAAGGTTCTTTCCCAAGAAAACCTTTTGATACCGATTTATTACCAGCAGGACATCCTCAAAAAAAGAAACAAGATAAAAAAGCTGCATCAGTTAAAGCTGGAGATACAGTTTCTTGGTCAATAAATAAAGACCCCGACCCACCTTCAACAGTTCACGGTGTAGTTACTTCTGTCAATATTGATAAGAAAGAAGCAACTATGATGGTATGGGCAATTATGGATGATGGTTCACATCAAAAAACTGATAGAAGCGTTACTCAACCAATTTCTAAATTAAAAAAAATTAAAGATTTTCGTAAAGAATCTAAAGCTAAAAAAGATAAACCAACCAATTTCCCTTCATCCGGTGATAATCAGAAAATTAGCTTAAGTAATTCTAAATTCAAACAGTTTCCAGATAAAAGATATGTTGATAATTTGAAAGAAAATTATCCAGCCATATGGAGAAGAGCAGGTACCGGAGGTAATCCACCTACTTCGTTTACTGGAAACGATGCCTACAGAAATTGGAGTAAGTATAAAGCTGGAGACAGAAGTGCATCAGTTTTATCTTGGGTTAAAAGACGAGAAAGTTTTATGGCCCGACACCAAGGAAATACAAGACTGAATGGAATTATTGCTGTAATGAAATGGGGAGGTGTGACGAAATCTGGAGTGAGTACTATGAAAAAGATAGTTAATGAGCAAAAGAAAAAAGAAGATGCTCGTAAAAAGAAAGCTCACGAAATGTTGTCTCACACTGACGATTTAACAAGTTAAAATAAGTTATAGTATCGAAAGGTATATGAGTAGGTAAATGAAAGATAAATTTAACAAGTCTATTGAGTTCAAAACAATAGATGAAGAAAAAGGAAAAGTTGAGGCAGTTTTCTCTGTTTACAACAAATTAGACACAGATGGCGATGTAGTCGTTCCCGGAGCAATCAAATCCGGTTTTAAAGATAATCAAGTTCCTATGGTATTCGCTCACAAGTGGGACCAACCAATTGGTAAAGGGACAATAGAAACAGATGACAACAAAGCTACATTCAAAGGCACATTCTTTATGGGTACAGAAGCCGGTAAGGAAGCATACAATCTTGCAAAAGAGATGGGCGACTTACAAGAATGGTCATTTGGATTTAGAATCAACGATTATGAAGTAGCACCATTTAAAAAAGATGGTATAGATGAAGAAGTTGATGTTCGCTATCTAAAAGATTTAGAAGTATTTGAAGTTTCACCAGTTTTAGTTGGTGCAAACAGAGAAACCTACACATTAGCAATTAAGTCTGGCGAAGATGCCGTTTATGAATCTAGCGAAGAAAAGGCTGCTAAAGATGAAGATATTTTTGATAATGAAGAAGATGCCAAAAAAAGAGCAGAAGAACTAGGTTGTTCTGGTACTCATCAACACGAAGTTGATGGTAAAGAAGTATATATGCCTTGCTCTACTCACGAAGCATATGAAGAAATGGTATCAGCAGATAAAAAAGATTTAGATGGAGAACCAGAAGAAGAGTGTTCTTGCAGTTGTGACTGTAAGAAAGAAAATTCTGAGGAGCCACAAGAAAAGATTTCTGAAGAGGAAAATTCCAGCTTGCAAGGAGTAACTTTTTCAGCCGAGGTGAAGGAAGTGCTTGCTGCTTTAGAGAGCCTCATAGTACGAGCAAAGGCAATAGCCATTTTGCGCGAAAAAGATGGAAGGACATTATCGGTGAAAGCTAGTTCTGCTTTAAGGGCAGTACAAGATGACCTAAATGATGCGTGGAACGAGATTGATACAATTATCGATGAAAACATAGAAATCCCTGAAGCCGAAGCTGACGCTGAAGTTGAAACTGCTATTGAAGAAGTTGCAACTGAGGAAGTTACAGAAGAGGCTGTATCTGAAGAAGTTACTGAGGAAGTATCCGAAGAAATTTCTGAAGAAGTAGAAGTCGAAGTTTCAGAAGCAATTGTAGAAGAAGAGGAAAAAGCTGAAGAAGAAGTCGTTGAACTCGAAGAGATTGACGAAGAATTTGAAGCTCTTTTTACAGAAGCTCAAAATACGCTCACAGAGGCCACTTTACTTGAATTAGACGACGAAGAAGTATAAGCTAACAATTTTGGAGACAAATATAATGTCAAATTATAAAGAACAAATTTCCAAAAAGCGTGCTGAGTTAAAAGACGTATTTGATAATCCTGCTTTAGAGGACGGAAAATATGATGCCGAGCAAAAAAATGCTATAAACGGTCTTAACACAGAACTTGCTGGATTAGTTGATGCTGCTAACTTAGAAAAAAGCAAAGCCAAGAATGAAAAAGCTATGGAAACTGAAGCATATGCTCCAGAAGCTCCAAAAGGCGTTGAAACCATTGGTGAAGCTTTCGTTAAGTCAGAAGCATACAAAGGATATCAAGCAGACGGTGTTAAAGGAATGGACTCAACAGTAGATTTTTCCCCTATGGGATACAAAGCTACTTTGGGTGCTGGTTTAACTCAATCTTTCGCTCCGGAAGTTTTAAGGCAACCGGGAATCTTAGAAAAAGCTCTTAGAGACCCAGATGCAGTTATTGGTCTATTCGACCAAATCGAAACAACCCAAAATTCCTTCGCATATATGGAAGAAACTACCTTCACTAATGCTGCTGCTGAACAAGCTGAAGAAGCTACAACAGCTGAAGCAACATTAGATTTCACAGAACAAACTGCACCAATTAGAAAAGTTGGTGTTTTCTTGCCTGTGACAGAAGAACTTCTTGCAGATGTTGCTGGAATTCAAGGTTATGTAAACTCAAGACTCGGAACAATGATGAAATTGAGATTAGATTCTCAACTTCTTTCCGGTAACGGTACATCACCAAACATCGAGGGTATCCTTGATGCTGGTAAAAGCAATGTCGATTCAATCGACTACAGCTCTTACTCTGGTGAACTGAAGCAATTCGGTGCTATGTATCAAGCAATTACAAATATTAGAACTGGTGCTTTCGTAGAACCAGATAATATTGTAATGCACCCTAACGATTGGAACTCAATTGTGACTTCAGTCACAGACTTTGCGGGTACATCTTCAGCAGGTTATGCTGCTAAGAACCCTCTATATGTCGTTTCTGGTGGTTTTGGAGATTCTCCAACACCTAGAATTTGGGGTCTTCCAGTTGTGCCAACCACAGGTATCGCAGAGAACACAGTTCTTATCGGTAGATTTGGTGGCGGTGAAGCTGCTCACGTTGTGATGCGACAAGGTCTCGACCTTGCAGTATCTGATTCTCATAGTGACTTTTTCCTTAAAGGAAAATTAGCTATTAGAGCAACTATGAGAGTTGGTCTTGTTGTTTATAGACAAGAAGCATTCTCAAAGATTACATCCTTCTAAGGATTAATCTAATTTTTGAAGGGGTGGGCAACTGCCCCTTCATTTAAAATAAAGGAAATTATGGAATATATAAAAGTAAAAAAAGATATTTGGAAAATGCAAGACGGTTCTTTATTTGAGGGAAACATCAATGATGTTCCTAAAGGTAATCCTTCAAAAATAGCTAAAGCAGGACACGAATATAAAGTAGAATATTTAGAATCTCACGGTTGGGGTGAAAAGAAAGCTGCTCCTAAGAAAAAAGCTGCAGCAAAAAAATCTCCAGAGACTAAAGCTGTCAAAAAAGACGACGTAGAAGACAAGTAAGGAGTAGCCAGTGGCACTTTCAGTAGTTTCTGACGTACAGTCTGCCATTGGTATAGATGTTTCTACAACAGATGAAACTTCTATTACAAACATTTTTATACCGGCAGCAGATGCGGCTATTAAAAATTATGTTGGATATGAATTAGAATACTCATCTTCTATCGTTGATACTTTTGACGGTAATAATGAAGATGAACTTTATTCTTCAGTGGCACCCATAGTTTCTGTTACTTCTTTAGTGGAAGACGAAGTCACACTTACAGAAGGAAATCAAGAACATTTTGTTGTGTATAAAGCACTTGGCAAGATAAAAAGAACGAACTATAAAAGATTTAGTGATATTAGATTACAAAATGTAGTTTTAACTTACACAGCTGGTTATTCCGATTCTGAAGCAACAGCTGAAGATATACCAAAAGATATAAAGTTTATTAGTGCTAGGGCTGCTGGAAGATTATTTGTTGCATCAGCTGCTTTAGGTTCACAACAATCAACAGGTTCAGTAGGAACACACAGTGCAGATAGTTCAACTGATTCACAATTTCAGCTTGTGAGAAACGAAAGAATTGGTGATTATTCAGCAACTTATGAGTCTGTAGCAGATTTAATGGGTCAAGATATATTGACTAAAGAAGATAAAGCAGTTTTAAGTAAGTATAAAAGACAGTACTTCACATCGGCAACAATACTCGACTAGACTATATCATATGGATATAGAAGCAAATAAATCGCAAAGAACAGCATATCTTCGTGGAATCGATGATGCAAAGTTTAAAGAAGCAGTTCTAGACCAAATGAATTCTTTAAGATTACAAAAAGTAAATCTTGTTGATGATATGGATGTAATATTGAACGAATATCTTAAAGTTTGTAAAAAGTTTCCTATAAAGATAACAAAGAAGTAAAAATGGCTAGATATGACTACAAGTGTTCTAAATGTGAACATATATTTGAAGTTACACATTCAATACACGATGAACCAAAGGTAAAATGTGAAAAATGTAAAGCAATATCTAATAGACAGATTAGCACTAGGGTTAATCTCTATGGAACTGTTGGCATTGATTGGAATACTGACCCTAGCAAACTTTCTTCATCAATGAAAGAAAAAGCTAAGGCCGCATCCAAACGTAAAGTTAAATTTTAAGGATTAAAATATCCTGCGATACCGTATAGTAAACTTATAATTCTTCCCTCTTCTTTAATTCTTTAATCTGCTTATCAGACATAAACCACTCAGCAGGAAAAGAATGATTTCTTTTTTCTATTTCCCACTCTTTCATTTCTACATAATAATCTAGGCGAATACAAAACCAATCTGCTATTTTACCAATAACATTGCTAGTACTTCTAGCTAACTCCATTATCATAACTTCTATTCGTTGAGCCATTTTATTCTCCATTTCTCTTCATCTTCCCAACACCATTCGCTACTACTCCAATCTTTCCATTGAGTTCTACCGTAAATGTCCTCTGCAAGAATAGATGCAAATAATATATTGTAATATGGGGTGTATTGAACTTTTGAAAATTCAAAACCTATATCTGTTTTAGATGTTGGTCCGTTATATGGTCTTCCATAACGCATAACTACCCATTCATTCCACATAGGTTGATTGTATTTTTCAGCTACCCAATCCCAAGTCCAAGACACGAATTGCATAACGCCGGTATCTCTGTTATCTTCTCTATAAGCATTAGATTTACCTCTAGATTCACACCAACCTATTCTGACTGCTGTGTCTATGTTTTCATAGTTAAAAAACTCTACATATAGAGAAGAATATTGCAACATTGATTTAGGTACATTATCCTTACACTCTATATAAGAGTTGATTTGTTGATTTTCTGACATATTTGGCGCATCTGGAGTACCAAAAGTTGCCAAAAAAAGCATACAGCTTGCTATCATTATTATCCTTTCTAGAATTAATAATGCCATACATTGACTAGGATGTCAAGTATATTTAGATATTTATTTGAATCGCTTGTTGTATTGTTTCTTTTTCAGAGTTTCCAGTAACAGCAGTTGTATATTCATTGACAAAACGACCGTATTGGTCTTGTATCAAACGAAATATTTCCGCTTCCCAACAGTTGGCCCATTTGTTCCAACTTAAGTAGACTGTCCTATCTCCTACTTTAAAGATTTTTTGCTTATCATCTTGAGCAATCATCTCTAATTCAGCCATAAAGGCCTCCTTTGCTACACACTATAAGTATAGCAGATTTTGACTAAATGTAAAAAAAAACGAAAAAAACTTGACATTTTTTAAAAAATATGGCATTATTGGTGTAATGATGATAAAGGAGGATATATTGAATATCAATATAGACAACAAGGTTATGGATACAAAACCCACAATAGAACAAGCAGAGTTCTTATTTAAGAGGTTTCCTAATAAACCATTGCGTGAATGGGCTGAAGATTGGGGTGTTTCACACGAACAAGTAAGGATTATGAAGATTAGATTAGGAATTCCTACTAGTCGTAAAGTGGAATATTCACTGGAAGTAGCTCAACCTGTAATAGATTTTATTGCAGAGGGTAGAGGTACTCTTAATACAACTCGTACATTTGCTGGAAGAAAATTCGGCAAAACTACTTTTTTTAACTGGATGGCAGAATATCCGGAGTTAAAAGATGCTGTTATGAATGCTTTAGAAGAAGCAAGACATAACAAATTAAACCCAACTCATAAAGTATGTTCTCAAACCGGTAAAAGATTGCCTGTCTCAGAATTTTACAAAGACAGTAATACTTTAGATGGTTATTCAAGTAGAAGTAAAGAAGCAGTAAAATCTAATGCTAAAAAGTATTATGAAGCTAGAAATGTTCCTGCTCCTACAGTAGAGGAAAAAGTATGCCCTGCTGTTTCAGATTTAGGACCACTTCCTGCAAAATATTTTGGACTAAGTTCAAAGCATTCAACAGGCTTGCAAACATACTGCAAAGAGTTTCAAAAACAATATCAGAGACTCTTGAATCAAGGTGAGGTATCAGAAGGCGAAGCTTACGATTTAGCTAAAGAACCAACATACTTGTATTTCGAAGACGAAGGATTTTTACCAAGAATTACTAATTAAGTAAAAACCCAAATCAATAAAACCCCTCCAAAGTGAGGGGTTTTTTTATTGGTATAATAATAATATGCCAACATTACCAACATCGTTATTGAACGAAAGCGTGACAATACAATCATTAAGTGGTTCTTCTGTAGATGACAGAGGATTATCCACATCAACTTGGTCAGATGCATCAACAAATGTACAAGCTCGTATTATGGATTCGGGCGGTGTAAGTGAAGTAGATGCAGATGGTAGAACTGAACAAAATGTAGAATTTAGAATTTATATACCTGCAGACACAACTGTTTCTATGGATAACAGAGTTTCGTATGATGGCGTTTACTACAACATAAAAAATATTAAAAATATCAAAGATAGATTTGGTAATACATTTTATAAAGAATTAATAATGGACTCGGGGTACTAATGGCTCAAGGACAGCTAAAAATGAAAAACTTATCGCTTAGAAGCTTTAAGCAAGTAACGGATGGTTTTGCAGGTAAAGGTCGTTATAATTTTCAAAAAATTAAAAGTTTAAAAGATTTGAGAACTTTTTTCTATGAATATTCATTATTTATTGGCGACTTATCTTCAATCCCGGGAATGCCTAATTTTAAAACAGCAAACAACATAAGGCATTTCTTTCTTAAGTCTGCTCGTATTATGGGGGATGCTAATTCACTTATGGGTACAGCTCAAAAACTAGCTGATGGTTTTCAAATGTCAGACTTAGAAACTGCTGGAGAGCGTGCATTTCGTCGTGTTGGAGGAAGACTCACTGGTAAAGCTATGATGACAGTACCCGGAACTAACCCTTTGTCTCGTGCAGCTAGGTCTGGTATTGGTGCTAACTTACAAAAAGGATTTGACAGTATGACAAAGAAAGCTTTTAGGTCAACTGGTTTGGCATCAAAACCTGCAGTAAGAGTTTATGGAAAAACAAATGTAGCTAGTCTTTATGACCATTCTGCAGTTCATAAAATATTAGAGCTTTTTACCGAAGATGTAGCAAGACAAGCTTATATGTTTACTCCTGTAAAAACAGGAAAACTGAGAAGCACTCTTTATCCGTCTTTTAAAGACACAAAAGTAAAAGGTGGTTTTATAAGAAGAGGAAGAATAAGTATAGGTGAGGGAACTGATTATGGAATGAAAATAGAGTTCGGTAGCGGTGCAGGTTTTGACGTAGGTGTCGGTGCTATAAAAGCTAGATACTTTCCAGTGACACCAAAGTCAGTTCAATATCTTAGAAGTGCTAGTGAAAACAGAAGAGCAGTGACCAATGGTAGAGGTGCTATGTTAAGAAGAGGTTTTGCTAAAGCGGCAGCAAGAATGAAAATGTCTGGATTAGGTAAAGTAAGACAACACAATATAGAAAAAGTAATTAAGGATATGACAGGGAAAGTTAAGTAATGGTACAACAATTACCAGACGCAGAAATTTTATTTAGAACTTGGGCTTTATCTCAAGCACCTATAACTAACTTAGTAAATACAAGAGTAGCAACAAGACTTCCAACTAGTGGAGATATGCCTTTTTTAGTTTACACAATGCTAGGTGGTGCACCTATTGGTGGAGAGTCTTTAATATACGAAGCAACTATGTTTATAGATGCATATGCAGGTAAGTATGCTTCTTCAGGAACAAAGGGCCAGCCAGATTTTGCTGGTGCTTTCGGTTTAGCAAACACGACAATAGAACAAACATTTGATTACACACCAACAAAATTAACGTCAAGTGGTGGAGAAATTGGAGTAATACACGGTTTCTATAATCAAAGTGGGCCTGCAAGAGTTGAAGAGCCCGACCTCGGTTTGGCACGCTATAATATAGAAGTAGTAATGGTATATGGAGCGGCAACGTGAAGAATATAAAATTAAACCCATTTATTAGGGATTTTGACGCTATTAGAGATGAAAAACTCGATGTCATTATAGGTAAACAATGGGTAGAAGTTAAAGAGTCTGATTGGAAAAGGCTTGCAGAAGCACAGACCAAACAAGGCGATTCTTTACTTCCAACGTTCATTGCCGAAGGTGATGGAATGGGTGAAGTGAAGTCTATTGTTTCTTCTGAAGCAATAAACAAAGATGAAGAGTGGTTCGGTGCTGACGAAGTAGTAGAAGAAGAGTGACAAACTTTTCATAAGTTAAGCATAGGTAGGTAAAACAGTATGGCACAAAGCATTACAGAAGTAGTCTTGGGAACAGGAAACTTGTTTGTGGCTAGCGAGAGTGATTTAAATGGAAGTAGCCCAAACGCTACATTCCCATCCACTCCTGCAGACACACCAAGTGCGTCTTACTGGGATAACATTGGTTATTCCGAAGGCGGATTTTCCCTTGAGTATGACAAAACTTTTGAAGATGTAATGGTAGCAGAAGAGATTGACCCAATTAAAACAATTAAAACTGCACAAGAAGTCAGAATAACAGGTGAGCTAGCTCAAGCGTCGTTAAGAAACTTGAAGTTTGCTATGGCTGGTGGTACAACAACCGCAGACACACCTTCAGCTGGCTATACAGAATTAGTTCCTCCAACAACAGATAGTTTCGAAGAGAAATCATTGTTGTTAAGAGTTAACGCTCCGGGAACTGATGAAGCAGGAACAACGAAGTTGAGAGACATCCACGTTCCTCGTGCAGTCAATATTGGTGCATTCTCTATGGTTCACGCAAAAGCACCTCAAAAAGTGACAATCACAATTGAGTACAAAGTGTTGAAACCAAATAGCGATGCTCCATTTGCAAATATCTTTAAAGTTATAGATACAGTATAAAAAATTAAGTAGGAGGATATCGTGGCAGAGTTTAAAGACTTTGACGAAGCATTAGCAGAGGATGCCGACCAAAAGATTACTTTCAAGGTAGGGGGACGGAACTACGAAGCTCCAACATCCCTACCTGCGAAAGTCGTTTTAGCACAGTTAAAGCTGTCTAATGACGAAGGTGGCATAGACCAAAAGAACATTGGTGAATGGCTTGGAGCCGTAATGGGTGAAGCGCAATTCAACGAAATGTTAGAAGACGGCATAAGTTGGATACAGTTGGAGAAAGTATTAGTATTCTTACTTGTACAGTACGGTGTAATACCAGACCCCGACGCAGAAGCATCAGATGCTGAAGGGGGAGAAGAAGAAGACCCAAAATAAACCTTACTTGGGATGATGTCCTAGGAAGGTGGGCTTCTGTAGAATCTGATTTTTTAAGATTTTACAAACTTGACCCTTTGAACATCACTTGGAGATTATTTAAAAATCTTTTATTCAGCTTAGTCTCCGAAGAATCTTCTTTTTATGCCCCTTATTTAGCTGAGCAAATGCGTGAGTTAAGGGAAGATGCAGAAGAAAAGAAAAACGAAAAGCCAAAAGTCCAAGTATCTCTTGGAGAAGCTATGAAAGAATTAGGTGTTTAAATGTCAAAAATAGGTGAAGGACATATAGACGTAGATGTAGATTCGTCGAAAGCCGAAGAAGGTGCTAAAGCCAGTACGCTGAAAATCGGTGCCATTTTATCAAAGGCTTTCTCTGGAATATCTGGAATGATAAATATGGCAGGCATTGGTATGCTTGCCGGTATTAGTATTTCTTTAACTGCTGGTGTTAGAGCTGCAGTTGAGTTTGAAGATGCATTCGCTATGGTCAAAAAGACTATGGCAGATGTAGATAGTCCGGAAGTTTTTGATAAAATTGCCGACGACTTAAAAGCACTAGCAACACAAATACCTGTTCGAGCTTCTGAATTAGCAGCTTTGGGTTCTGTTGCAGGTCAGTTAGGCGTAGGTGCTGATGACGTATCTCGATTCGTTGAAGTCACCGGTAAATTAGGCGTTGCAACAAATATGACAGGTGAGCAAGCGGCTACATCTCTAGCAAGATTTCTTAATGTCACAAATCAAACAACAGATACAGTAGGTAAGTTTGCATCTATATTGGTTCAATTAGGTAACAATGTTGCTGCTCAAGAATCTGAAATTATATTATTAGCTCAAAACTTTGGTGCTATTGGTACTGTTGCAGGTTTGTCAGCTACAGATATTCTTGCATTTTCTGCTGCTATGAGGGAAACAGGCCAGCAAGCATCTGCAGGTTCTACTGCATTAGGTAAGTTATTTACAATTATGGCTGATGCTAATAAGTCTGGTGGTGGCGCTATCTTTGACTTTGCAGAAGTTGCAGGAATGGAAATGGGTGCATTTGCAGAGTTAGTCGAAACAGATATAGCTAGAGCAGCTCAAGCATTCTTAGCTGGATTAGACAAGATGAATGATTCGGGTCAAGCATTGACACCAACATTACAAAAGTTAGGTCTAAACCAAGTAAGAACTGCAAGAGCCGTACTCTCATTAGCTAACAACCAAGAAGGCCTAAATGAGGCACTTGCTTTAGCTAGAGAAGAAGCAGTATCACAAAACGCTTTGAACGAAGAAGCTGCAACAAGATTCGAAACAGTATCTCAAAAAGTTACACAGTTTAAATCAATATTAAATGTTGCATCATCTGAAATTGGTGAGGTATTTATGCCAATAGTTAGCAAGCTTATGGATTTCTTTATTACATTAGCAAAAGGTCTAGTTGGACTAGTAAGAGGTTTTAAAGAACTTGGTACTTCTATGAAAGTACTATTTACAACAGGTGCACTCGGTACAATATTTGCAATGTTTCGAAATCTAGTAGGAGTATTTAAACAGATTGTTGGTGCTTCTGCTCCTATGGGTAAATTCTTTAATGGCTTCAAAGGTGTATTAGGTAAACTTATGGGGCCTCTCAAACTTCTCACCGGTGCTGTTGGTTTCTTAGTGGCAGCTATTACTGGATTGTTTAAGTTAGGAAAAAAACAAGAAAATTTTGACCAGTTTGAAGAAGGCATTAAAGGAATAACAGATGTACTAAAAGAAGTAGATTCTATGGACGGTGGTATAGCTGGAAACTTGTCTGACGAAGTTGTAAAAGGTTTTATTGAAGGTGTTCCAGAAGGATACAAACAAGGTGTTCGTAAAGCTATAGCAGATGGAACAATTACAGGTGCAACCGCTCAAGCAGCTGTTGAAATCGGTAATGTTATGGGAAGTAATATAAGCGACTCATTAAGAAACGCACTAAGCGTTGGCGATATTATGGATGGGAACGCTTTGTCTCAATTAAGTGGTGCTATAGAAGATATGGATTTAGATGGCGGTGTTGAGAAGTTTGGAATAATATATGAGACTTCAAAACTACTGCAAGAAGAATTAAGAAAAGGTGCTAACGCTAATGCAGATACTGTAGATGAATTAAAAGCACAGCTTGCTTTATATATGCAAATAGCAGAGGCTAGTGAAAGTCTTGAAACTAATCACGAAAAATTAGTAAGACTAATTAAAGAAGAAGTAGGACAGCAAGTATTTCAAGAACCTTGGATGCAAAAGATGTTGTCAACTGAAGCTGGAAGATTAAAAGTAGCAGAAGGATTAGTTGACGCTAATACAGAATTAAGAGACTTGTTAGTAGAAATGGGAGTAATAGATATTTCGGACCCAATAACTGATGCCTTTACACAGTTAGAAAGAGATGTAAATAACTTTTTACAATTAGTTGAAGATATAACTAGACCACAAGACTTAGTATTCGATGTTGAGATGGCAGAGTTTGATGTAGCTGATGCACATAAAGAACACAATGAATTACATCAAGAATCTAAAGACTTACATCAAGAAGATGTAGATTTGGCAAATGAGTTAGCAAAAATACAAGCTGCTGATGCTATGACTCAAGAAGAGAAACTTAAGAGTCAGGAATTATTAAATGAGGCTTTAGCTCTAGAAAATGAGCATAAGACTAAATCATTAATGACTTTACAAGAGCAACAAAAACAACAAGATTTAATTAATGAAGCTTTAGAAATTGAACAAAGACTTAGAGATGGTTTATCTTTATCAGCTAATGACCAATTACAAAGAGAAAAACTTCGTAAAGATAGAAGAAGAGTTGAGCTAGCAGTACAGCAAGGTTCTTTAGAGTTTGGAGATTTAGAACTACAAGCTATAGATGAAAACATAGATGCTATTGAGGACAAAGCTGTAACCCAACAAGATGCTGATATAGCTAGAGAAAAAGCTGCTTCAGTATTTCAAAAAGCAGAAGCTCGAAGAGAGAGAGAAATTGCTGAGATTGAAAAAATGCGTGCTGACGCTGCAGAAATTGCAGCCGATGCTCAGATTAGAAAACAAAAAGAAATTGAAGTTATCCAGAAGCGTCAAATAGAAATACAAGAAAGATTATTAGAACTACCTAGAGAAATTAAAGAAGCTCATATTGAAATTCACGATGCACAAATGAGTTTGATTAAAGCAAACGCAAACGTACTTTTAAGCTTTAGAGATTTAAGAAGTGTTGTTGTAGAGGATGCAATGGCCATGGCAGGAGCATTAGGTATGCCACTGAGTGTTCTTCAAGGAATAATGACATTATTTAATCACGCAAAAGTAGAATCAGTGCCAAAAATTAATGATATTTTAGATGCTATTGACCCAACATTAGCAAGTCAACTTTCTGGAATAACATACTCCAACTCAAGAATGGATGAAAGAAGAAACCAATTTCAATTATTTAAACAATATGAATTTGGAAACAAACATATTGGTGGTGCTGTTAAGCCATACGGAACATATATGGTTGGTGAGCTTGGACCCGAAATACTTAAGATGAACCCATCTGGTGGTGGTTTCATTAACAGAACAGGCCAAAGCGGTGGTATGTCACAGAACAATGTTGTAAATGTAAATGTTACAGGATTACCTACTGACCCTATAGCTTCAAGAAGAATTGCACAAAATATTCAAAGAGAACTTAACAAACTATCTAGAGACGGAAGGAGTGGAAGTGTTAGGTAAAGTAAAAGAAGATTTTCAATTACCGGATGATATGTTTGAAGATAATCCAGTATTTGTAGATACTTCACACGAATTCGATGATGACTGTGGTGACGCGTGCAAAATATAGGATACTCTCACGCTAACTTCCATATACACAAAGCTACCCACGATAATGAATGGGTAGAATGGGAAGAGGAAGAATAATGCTTCTTAGTAATAAACAAGATGAAATACTCAAACCTTGTGAATCAGATTCTAAATGTGGTAATTATTTTTATCACAGTACTTATAGATACTGTGAAATATGTAGGGCAAAGGATATGTGCTAATGGCTAACACAATAACAATAGGAAGAATGAGTTTTACTTCTCCTGCTACTTTTAGTATTGCAGCAGTTCCAACTAATCAAAGAAACTCAATGGATAGAACATCTACTATGTCTGGAAGGTTTGTAGCTAGTTCTGTCACTGAAGCTAAATTATTAAGAGATGAATTAATATCTATGGCAAATTCAAATTTGCTATTACCACTTACTTATACAGGAGACACAACATTTGAAGGTTTTTGTAAATTACAAAATGCAAGTATTAACCACGCAAAATTAGCTACTGGCGTTTTAGATTATTCAATAACAATACTTGTACAAGGTAGAACATCCGAGATGTTATTTGAAAGTAATATGTCGGGTGCTTTACTAACTAATTCTCACAGTCTCACAACTAGTGATACTACTTATGGACCATTTCACGCTTTGCCTGTAAACGCATACAGTTATAATCACGAAAATGCACCGACTGGTGTTCAGAGAGCAACAGAAGAAGGCAATGTGACACTATTTTATGGAAGCAACATAAGAGATAAATCAGCTCAATGGTTGGTTGAACCTGATAATTTTTATAAAGGTGCTTGTAAGGTTTATGTAAACAATACTTTAAGAACTGGCTATCTAGCACCAAATCATCCAACAGGTGTTTTATTAACTAATGGAATTATTAGATTAACTTCTGGTTCTACTACTGATGAATCAAGATTTACTTTGGAATTTTATGATAACGGTTCTTGGACAAGTTCAAGAGAGATATCATTTAATTCTGGTTCTTCTACTACTGACTGGAATCTATGGACAACAGCTCAAATTATAAGAAATGAACCACAAGAATGCGTTGTAAGATTTACTTCGTATTCTTCAGATGATAATGGTGATGGGCGACTCACAGTCGATGCCACCATAAAAAGGGGTGCTCATCACATATCATTTGTTGCTAATCAAGGACCTACTGCTAGTAGAGCTGCTGCTTCAAGAATAAATTTACAAGTCACTGAAAATGGTGGAACATTTAGTGACAGCACAGGTTATATGGTTGAGGGTTCTGCAGACTCATCGGGACAAAAACTTATTGTTGGTAGCCCTCAAGGGTATACAGCAGATACAACTAATAAACTTATACATTTATCAACTGCACAATTTAAAACTTTTGTAGGTTATGTTTATGGAACATCACCTTTAGCACACGATACTGCAGACGCTGTAAGAGACCAATACCTTGAAAGTGTTTATGAGAATGTGAGACTAGTGAGGGCATAATGGCGATAACCGAAAGGCTGATGGGGCCGGGGAACTTTACGGTCACATTTTCCCAAGAATTTACTCCTACAGCAATAATTGAAGCAATCAAAGAATGGGGACATATTGTTATTACCCCACAAGAAATTGATATAGACACGCTTTCAGATAGTGAAATATTAAATTCATCAAGATACACAGGTATTGTTTTAAATAGAACTTTAGAAGAAGGCTCTGTACAAATAAACGGACAAGGCCTTGAATTATATATGGGTGATGGCAACGCAAAAGGTATGGTAATTGCTGAGTCTAATAATGTAGGTAAAGTAAGAAACTATACAGCAACTACTCTTTCAGAAACATTATTTAACTCTACTGCACAAACTAACAAGCCATTAGGAATTATGCTTGATGAAGCTGGTAATTTACAAGCTATAACTCAAGGAACGATATCTAATCCTGCTTCAACATACACAGGTAGTCACTTTGTTGAAACAGCTTTATCTGCACTTAAATTTGTTTGCGAAATATTAAATGTTGAGTACAGAGTCAATCCAAACGCAACTATAGATGCTGGACCACAAGCTAATTTGTTTGAAGGAGTGGGAACAGCAGAGCCAAATAGTATTATTGTCAAAACTGCTTATGGACAAGACCCAGAATTTGAAGGTGTAGTACCACAAGGTTTGAGAACAGAATTTGATGCTTCTGATTGGGTATCAAGAGTTGATTTTACTGGTGAAGTAGGTTTCTTTGATACAGCTACTGATGTTGCTGGAGAGGCAAACTTAGGTTCTAATCCATATAAAGATTTACACGGAAATGAACTTAAAAGAGTTGCATTAGTACAAGAGCCAGATGTTCCAGAAGCTAACTTAAATACAAAAGCTACAACAATGCTTAATGAACTTTCCAGAATAAAGAAAGTACTTAATCTAGATTTAGAACAATATGAAGTTTCTGGAGATATGAAAGTCGGTGACTACATATATGCTTTTGACCCGGATGTTGGATTTAAAGATACAGCTACTGACGCTACTGCAGAAAGTAGAGATTTATACGAAATAACATTTAGAGGTCAAACAATAACACCTGTAAAAATAAGAGTATTAGGTCTTACTTTCCCTGTAACGACAGGAATGGGTTGTTATTACCGTGATAAAGATGGAAACTATACAGACATAACTGAATATGTCAATTATGAAAACGGTGCAGCTCAAGTAGAGCTTGGTGATTTAATTAGAACTATAGGCGATGATTTAAGATTTTCCGAATTTTCATTATCTAAAAGTACAGCAGGTGCTTTTTCTATACCAGACTTACCTAGTACTCCAACATTGCAATCTGGTACATATTTAAACGCAACTGGAGACTCAAGTGGTTTTATAAGGGTGACTGTCTCGAGACCAACTAATATTGATGGTTCTCAAATTACGGATGGTAGTCATTATAAAATCAGATATAAAAGAATTACAGAATCTGATTACTCCTATCAAAACTTTCCCTTTACAGGAGTTAGTTCTGAAAGCTTATTAATACAAGACTTAACAGTAGGGGAAACTTATGATGTAGGAGTTGCTGTAGTTGATAAATCTGGTTTTAAAAAGATGTCAGCATACGATGGAACTGGTTCAGATTTATATACAAACTCCTCAAGTATTAATCCAAGTTTTGCTACAAATGCAAGGGTTGAGATAGAAAAAGATGGTCAAGCACCATCTAAACCTAAAGCAGCAACTATTGCAGCAGGACCATTAAGAGTTCAAGTTACTCATTACTTAGGAAAAGATGGAACAGATGGTGGTGGAAATCCTTTTGGTAACTTTACTTTAGAAGGTGATGTTGACCACTTAGATGTATATGCAGTCACACAAAGTGGTAACTCAGCAAACTTTACAGTTGCTACATCAAATAAAATTGGTGAAGTTAGAGTTACTTCCGGTAACTTACTCCAAGCAATACCAGTTATTGCAACTATAGAACTTGAAGACTCAGAAGATTATTATTTTAGAATTGTTGCTGTAGATAAATCCGGTAACTCTTCAGACCCATCAGATGGTCAAACTGCAACAGCTAACTTAATAGCAGAAGCTAATATTGCTGATGCAACTATCACTACAGCTAAAATTGGGGAAGCTCAAATAACAAACGCTCTTATTGCAGATGCAACAATAACTACTGCAAAGATAAATGACCTATCAGCAGATAAAATAACATCAGGAACTATTACCGGTGGAGAGATAACTGTTGGTGGTGTATCTAATACAAGTGGATTTATAAAATCTTATAACTTTTCTAGTGGTTCTGCCGGATGGGCAATCAATTCAGATGGTAGTGCAGAGTTCGCAAATGCAACTGTAAGAGGAACATTAAATGCTAGTGACATAACAGCAGGAACTTTAGATGCTTCTAATATCACAGTGACAAATTTAAATGCAGGTGAAATTAGTACAGGAACTTTAAACGTAGACAGATTACCAACAATTACAACTTCTCAAATTAATTTTACTGCTTCTGATATTGATGGTGTTGACCCAGATACAATACTTGCAACTATTAATGCATCTTCTGAAGGTATAGAAATAAATGCAAATAAATTAGATTTAAGTGGAAGTTTATCAGTAGGAGATGCTTTAGACGTAGGTGGTTCTGATGCTTCTAGTTTCCACGTTGATGTAAATGGAAATATGTGGTTAGGAGCTGCAACTTATGCATCTGCACCATTTAAAGTTTCTAATGCTGGTGCTCTAGCGGCTAGTTCATTTTCTTTGACTGGTGGTAGTGCAACTAACTTAGCCTTACAAGTAGCAACGCAATCTAGTGGAACACCAACTTCTGCATCAAGTAGTGCAATAAAAATAGGTACATCAGTTATGTTTGAACAAAGTAATAAGCTAAAAGTTACTAAACCTTTTGTTGTTTTACCAGATGGAAGTGAATCCGCACCATCTTTAACTATATCTGGGGATTATGATGAATTAGGTTTTTTTGTAACTAATACAACATCAGAAGGAGGATATTCTACATTTTCAGCTTCTAATGGTACTGATGATATATTTGCTTTTAACACACTAAGTGACCAATTTAATATAAGAGGAGAGGTACAAGTAGCAGGTAACTTAGCAGTTAACTCTGGTTTAAAAGCTGGGGGAGTAACTGGAAGCTCTGGACAGGTTTTACAAAGTACAGGCTCTGGTGTTCAATGGGCTGATGCTGGTGGTTCACACGCAGATAGTGACCATACAAGTTTTGCTGACTCAAGTCATAATCATAGTATAGGAGAAATAACTGGACACAGTCACAGTGGGTTTTTGACTTCCATACCTTCGGAATACTTAACTGAAACTGAAGGAGATGGAAGGTATCTAACTTCAGCTTCTCACGGTAGTCACGGAACATTTGTTAGTTCTTCTACAGCAGTAACATCTATTTCTTCTGGTGGTTCTGGAATGAAAGGTGCTATATCTGTTTCTGGCACAGGTTCTGGTTTTTTTGATACTATTTCTCAAGACACGCAGACAGTAAGGTTTACAAGAAGTGGTGTTAGCTCTGTAAAATTAAGACCCGCTTCATCTTCAGCAAACTATGGATTAGGAGATTCAACATATAGGTGGTTGCTTCTTTATTCTCAATTTAATACAAATGTTAGCTCAGATGAAAGACTTAAAGAAAATATTGCAGTCTCTGATTTAGGCTTAGATTTTATAAACGATTTAGAACCAAAGAAATTTACATACATCAGACAATACGATTGGGTTTGTACGAATACTGAAGAAATAGTTGATTCAGAAACTTCAGATTGTAATACTTGTGATGATGACACTGACTGTGTTATTGTATGGACAGATGTTACTGGAATAGAAGCAGATGCTGTATCTTATGGATTAATTGCACAAGATGTAGAGCAGCTACAACCAACTGGTACAAATTGGAACTTAGTCAGAGGTGAGGGAGATGAAACTAAGTCAATTGCATACACAGAACTTATTTCTCCATTAATAAAAGCAGTACAAGAGCTATCTCAACAGAACAGTGATTTACTAGCTAGAATAGAAGTACTGGAAGGATAATATGGCTGATATTATTAATGAAGGTGATTCCAAGTTAGAGGTAGTTGATGCCTCTTCTGATGCCTTAGCAAAAATAATTGGTGAAATAAATGGTGTAGAGAGAATACATCAATCTGCTACTTTACTTACTTTCACAAACCCAGCTGACCAAATTGAAACTGGTAATGCCACTGACGACCAAAACGGAGCATCATCAACATTTAATGGTTTTGCTGTTGCTAATGGCGTTGTAAAAATAGTATCTGGTGATGGCTCTACAATCCCACAATCAAATCTTTATATTGATGGTAAATCTATTATCTCTGATAAAACCCTTGCTATTGGTACTACAGGACAAAAAGAACTTCACTTTGGTACAAATGGAACTCAGTGGGTAAAGATTACAGAAAGTGGTTACTTAGATTTCCAAAAGATGACCATAAATGGTTCTCAAGGAACTGCAGGACAATATATAAGAAATGCAGGAAATGGAACCATTGAATGGGCAACTATTGATAGTAATAATGCTTTTGGAACTGTTGCTGTTGGTGGTACAAGTCTTAACGCAGGAAGCGTTGGGGACACATTTACAATAACTGGTGGCTCAAACATAACATTGACACCAGATAGTAGTAATAACACTTTAACTATCGCAGCTACGCAACCTAATGTTTTTCAAAATGTATCAGTTTCTGGACAATCTACAATATCAGCTGACGCAACTTCAGATACTTTTAATATATCTGCAGGTACAGGAATTCAAATAACTACTGACGCAGCAACTGATACTTTAACTATAACCAATACAGTAACTGCTGCACAAGCAGCGGATGCAGTTTTTAAAACATTAAGCGTATCTGGTCAATCTAGTGTTATAGCACAAAGTGCAACTGACACCTTAAGTTTGGCTGCAGGAGATGGTATTGCAATATCTACAAATGATTCATCCAAAGAAATAAATTATAGAGTTGATGCTTTACCTAGGTTATCAAAAGAAGGTGTTTTAAATTATACAAAAGCAGATGGTAGTTCTTTACAGTTACCATTAAAAAACTTTTTTATAAATCAAAGTACCAGTTTGCCAGTTAATGGAGGAGGAACACAAGTCGGCCAATCAACACGAGCATTAAGGATGCTAAAATCAGATGGTAGCACTTTTAAATTTATGGTGATGCCAGCAAATTCAGCAGGGGATAGCTTGGTATTTACCTATACAAAAGCAGATGGAACAACAGTGACAAAAGACATAACAATGGTAGCTTAATATGGCAACAAAAACACCTTTAAGAGGCGAATTTGATAGTACCGGTGATTTAACTGGTTTATCAGAGTTTCAAGCGTCTGATTTTGTAGGAATAGACGACGGTGGTACAGGTGCAACTACAGCATCTGGTGCTAGAACTGCTTTAGGGCTATCAATTGGTTCAGATATACAAGCTTACGATGTTCAATTAACAGATATAGCAGGGTTAACACCTACAGATGCTAATTTTATTGTTGGCGACGGCTCTAACTTTGTTACAGAATCTGGTTCAACAGCTAGAGCATCATTAGGATTGAGCTCAAGCGATTCACCCACATTTAATAATTTAACTGTTTCTGGAAACTTAACAGTTTCGGGTACTCAAACTATCTTATCTACCGAAACATTAACAGTCGATGACAATACAATAGTTTTAAATTCTAATGCTACAGGTTCTGCTTCAGAAGATGCTGGTATAGAAATAGAAAGAGGCGATGACTCTAATGTAACTCTTGTATGGGACGAAACAAACAACAGATGGACTGTTGGTTCAGAATCTTTTGTTGCCTCTACCTTTATAGGTAATCTTACTGGTAATGTAACAGGTACAGTTTCTAGTCTTTCTGGATTAACAACAGACGATTTAACTGAAGGTTCTAGCAATCTATATATTACTGACGAGAGAGTTGACGATAGAGTAGCCGCTTTATTGGTTGACTCTGCAACTTCTGGTATAGATATAAGTTATGACGATACAAACAATCAATTAACAATTAGTTCAGACCTTTCTGAGGTAGTTGAAGCTTTACAGGATAATGTTCAAGGTTTATTCACAGGCGGTACAGGAATTACTACTGCTTATGATGATTCGAGTAACTCTTTAACATTATCTGTTGATTTTACAGAATTTGATTCAGATAGCATAGTAGAAGGTTCTACTAACTTATTTATAACTGATGAACGAGTAGACGACAGAATTAATGCTTTATTAACAGATGCCACTACATCTGGTATAGATATTACTTATGATGATGCAGGAAATGCTCTTACTTTAAGTGTTGACTTATCAGAAATAGTAGAAGGCCTACAAGATAATGTTCAGAGTTTATTTACTGGTGGAACTGGTATAACCACAACATATGATGATAATGCAAATACATTATCCTTATCAATAGACTTTTCAGAGTTTGATACAGATAATTTAACAGAGGGAACAACAAATCTTTTCTACACAGAAGCAAGGTTTGATTCTAGTCTTTCTGGAAAAAGCACAACAGATTTATCAGAAGGTACAAATCTTTATTACACAACTACAAGAGCTAACACAGATATAGATGCAAGAGTAGATAAAGCATTTGTTGATGCTCTTAATGTAGATGCAGATACCTTAGATGGTAATGACAGTACAGCATTTGCTACTGCTGCTCAAGGTGCATTAGCTGATAGTGCAACACAACCAAGCGATAATATATCAACTCTTACTAATGACAGCAACTTTATAGATTTAACAGACATATCAGTAACAGATAGTGGTGGAGATGGAAGCTTAGCTTACAATAACGCTACTGGTGTAATTACATATACAGGTCCTTCACAAGCTGAAGTTCTTGCACATATTTCTGCTGGTACAGGAATTACAATATCTGGTACTGGAGCAATAGCAACAACTATAACTCAATACGCAGATTCAGATGTACAGTCCTACTTATCTGGAGGAACTGGTGTTACTTTATCTGGTGCTGGAGAATTTAGCATAGGACAGGCAGTAGCTACTACTGACAATGTAACTTTTAATAATGTAACTGTAGACGGAGTACTTAACTCTAACGATATTACAGCTGCAAACATTTCTATAGACGGAAATGCAACAATTACTGGTGACTTAACAGTTGAGGGTACTACAACTCAAGTAGACTCTACTACTGTAACAGTTGCCGACCCACTCTTTAAGTATGCAGCTGACAATACAGGTAACTCTGTTGATATAGGTTTTTATGGTAAGTATGTACAATCTTCAACTACAAAATATGCAGGTTTAGCTTGGGATGCTTCTCAATCAGATAAATTTAGATTATTTCATGGCAATCAAACAGAACCTACAACTACTGTAGATATAACTGGTACTGGTCATACAACTGGTACTTTAATTGCAAACTTAGAAGGTAATGTAACTGGTAATGCAGATACAGCAACAGCTTTAGCTTCTGGACAGAACTTCTCATTAACTGGAGATGTTACTGCAAGTGCTATAAGTTTTGATGGAAGTGGTGCAGTAGCTTTAGCAACAACAGTAACTGAAAGTGCTGTAACTCAACATCAAGCCGCATTAAGTATTACTGAATCACAAATATCAGATTTACAATCTTATCTAACTGCTGAAACAAATGACTTATCATCAGTCGTAACATGGGCTAATGTACCAGACGCAAATATAACACAAAGTTCTGTCACACAGCATCAAGCTGCATTGTCTATAACTGAAAGTCAAATATCAGACTTACAAAGCTATTTAACAGCAGAAACAAACGATTTAAGTTCTGTAGTTACTTGGGCTAATGTACCAGATGCTAATATTACTGAATCTTCTGTCACACAACATGAAGCAGCTTTATCTGTAACAGAGTCACAAATATCTGACTTAGGTAGCTATATAACTGCTATCTCTACAGATACTCTCACTAATAAAACAATAAACTTTGAAAATAACACTGTAATAGTTGAATATGCAGTAACAGTATCTGGTGGTAACTTCTTAATCGATGGTGAAGCAAATGCAACTATATCTTTTAACCCAGGCATAGTTTACAGATTTGATTTATCAGATTCATCAACAGGTTCTCATCCATTTAAATTATCTACAACTAGTGATGGAAGTCATAACTCTGGTAGTGAATATACAACAGGTAAAACAACTAACGGTTCTCAAGGTTCTTCTGGAGCGTATGTGGAGTATACAGTTAATGCTGCTACTCCAGATATTCTTTATTACTACTGTTCAACACACTCTGGTATGGGTGGAACAGTTACAGTTTTTGGTTCTTCTTATGGTGATTCAGATGTACAAGCATATTTAAGTGCTGGTGCTGGAATATCAATAAGCGGTTCTGGTCAGATATCTTCAACAATAACTCAATATACAGACTCTGATGCTAGAGGTGCAATATCTGTAACTGATAGTGGAGGAGATGGTTCATTATCTTATGATTCTGGTACTGGTGTAATAACATATACTGGACCAAGTCAAGCTGAGGTATTAGCCCATATATCTGGCGGAACAGGAATAACAATTTCTGGTTCTGGTGTCATTGATACAACAATTACACAATATGCAGATTCTGATGTTGAAGCATATTTAAGTGGTGGTACTGGTGTAACATTCTCATCTGGTGTTATAAGCATTGGACAGGCTGTATCTACTACATCTGATGTAACCTTTAATGATGTAACAGTTTCTGGAGACTTGATTGTTTCTGGAACAACTACAACTATAAACACTGAAACAATTGAATTAGCTGACAACATAATTTTATTTAATTCAAATGCAACAGGTTCTGCTTCTCAAGATGCTGGAATAGAAATAGAGCGTGGAGATGACACTAACAAGACTTTAATTTGGAACGAAACAGACGATAAATGGACTGTTGGTTCTGAGACATTTGTAGCAGGGACTTTTGAAGGAGCCTTGACTGGAGATGTCACTGGTAATGTTACTGGAGATGTTACAGGTGATGTAACTGGTGCAATTATTGTTACTGGTAAAAATGAAAGTGGTTCAACTATCGCAGCTGGTGTACCAGTATATATTTCTGGACAAGCAGGTTCTGGAACAGAGTTTACTGTAGATGTAGCTGATGCTGATGGTACTGGAACAATGCCAGCAATTGGTATCACAACTGCTTCTGCTAACAATAATGCTTCAGTATCAATATTAGCTTTTGGTAAGTATGTAGGTTTAGACACTTCCTCATTCTCAGTGGGTGATGAGCTGTATATATCTACATCTGGAACATTAACAACAACTCCTCCAACAGGAGAAAGTGCTTTACTTCAAAAGATTGCAAAAGTAATCAGAAGTCACGCTTCAGATGGTGAGATATTTGTTCAAGGTGCTGGTAGAAGTAACGCAGTACCAAATTTAGATGATGGAGATATCTTTATAGGTAACTCTTCTAACCAAGCTACTACATCAAGTTTTAATACATTAGCAGATGCACGAATTGCAGCTGCTAACTTAGAAGACTTAGCAAATGTAGGGTTCTCTGCGCCAGGTGCTTCAGAAGATGACAAAGTTATATTCTGGGATAACACAGCAGGTGCTTTTGGTTTATCTACAGTTTCTGGACTTGCAGGACAAGGAGAAGTCAATACAGCTTCTAACATTGGTACAGCAGGTGTAGGACTCTTTGATGGTAAAGTTGGAGAAGATTTACAGTTTAAGAAAATCAATGCAGGTTCTGCAAAAATAACAATTACAGATGATACTTCCAATAATGAAGTAGACATAGATTTTGGTACAGTATCCATAGATGATTTAAGTGATGTAGATATAACAACTTCTGCTCCGACTAATGGACAAGCTCTTGTTTGGAATGCTTCTAACGGTGAGTTTGAGCCAGGTACAGTAGCTTCCTCAACAAACTATTTTCAAACAGTAGCAGTATCTGGTCAATCAGATATAGTTCCAGATAGCACAACTGATACTCTTAATTTTGCAGCTGGTTCAAACATAACCATAACAACTGATGCTTCAACAGATACAATTACAATTGCCTCAGCAGATACCAATACTCAGCTTACTCAAGAACAAGTAGAAGACTTTGCAGCTAATGTAGTAGTTGCTGGTGCAAACATTACAAAGACTTATGATGATGCCGCAGGAACTCTTACAATCGCCGCAACTGGTGGTGCAGCAAACGCTTTCTCAACATTAGCCGTTGCTGGACAATCAGATGTTGTAGCTGATGCAGAAACAGATACCTTAACACTTGCAGCTGGTACAGGTATGACCCTTACTACAGATGCAAGTACTGATACAATAACATTTGCTTCATCTGGTGGTGGTGGAGGAAGTCTTCCAGTAATATTAGCTGGTTCTACTTCTGACCCTATAACATTGTCAGATATAACAGTAGCTGGTGCAATACCATTTACTGATTATCAAGGCACTACAGATAACATTCAACTTGGTTCTACACAAACAGCAGTTACAACTTTTGCTGATAATGATGCTGACACATCTATTGAATTAGAGAGAACATCTGATGACGATACAGTTTATATTAAAGCTGGTGGTACAGATGTTGTAACAGCAACAAGTTCTGGTGTAACAATAACTAACTTAACTGTTACTGGAACAACTACACAAGCTAACGAATTAAAGATTACGGATACATTATTTGAATTAAACGCTGATGGTGGTTCATTAACTACTGACGCTGGAATGATTATCGAAAGAGGTTCTACTGGAGATAATGCAGCATTTATATGGGATGAATCAGCAGATGCTTTTGTCGTAGGTACAACTGCAACAGATGGTTCTTCTGCAACAAACCTTACAGTAACTGAAGCAACTCTTAAAGCTGCGACTCAAACACAAGGTGATAACTCAACTAATGTAGCTACTACTGCTTATGTTGATACTGCAACTTCTGGAATTAGTTCTGATACAGTTACAGACGCAGATGGAGATACTTTAATAGAAGTAGAAAATTCTGATGCTGATGAAATAGTTATGACTACTGCTGGTCAAGAAAGACTTAAAGTAGATAATAATGTTTCTATGTCAGCTAGAGGTGGTTTCTTTACACATCAATTAACAATGGATTCAAATGAAACATTTACAATAGCTTCAACAGAAGGAACAGTCGCCGCAGGACCTCTGGATGTACAAGGTACCATCGATGTTCAAGGAAGTCTGGTAGTATTATAATGGGAGAATTATGAGTACAGTACAAGTAGATGCAATCAACGAATCCACCACTAATGCTGGTGTAACTGTTGATGGCGTATTAATCAAAGATGGTGAAGTAGATGGCGTAGATGTATCTGCTATTACACAAGGTATTAAGACCTATGATTGTTATGAATTAACTTCTGATATAACTTCAGATGGAGATATAACATCTAACTTAGCAAGAGAAACTGCTGCTAGTAGAACACTTGTAACTAATATTGGTACTGGTATGACAGAAAGTTCTGGGATATTTTCATTTCCTAGCACAGGTAAATGGAAAGTTACTTGTCATATTTACGCTGTAAATAATACTGCTGACTCAATATTAGTTCACACTGTTGCAACAGATGATAATTTTTCTACAGAGGATAATGTAGCTATTGCAAAAATGGGTAACAACAGTTCAACATCTCCATTAGGTGGTGGTGCTTCATCTGAAGTAGTGCTAGATATTGAAGATACTTCTACTGATAAAGTCAAATTTGAAGCTGTAAGTATTGGTTCTGGTAGTTACATTCTTGGAACTTTAGGTGGTATTAAAGAAACTTATTTTGTATTTGAAAGAATTGGAGATACATAATGGTTAGTAAAATAAAAGTAGATGAAATAGAATCAAGCCAAGCTGGTGGCGATATAACTGTTAACTCAACAGTTAAAGTTGATGCTTTAGAAGCTAAAACTTCTGGTGCAAATATAGACATAAATTCTAATTTAAGATTAAGAGTATTAACAAATGCACAAATAGATGCTTTGACGGGTATGGTTGAAGGTGACACAGTTTATAGCAGTGATTTAGGAAACTTAAGACTTTACAACGGTACTGAGTGGGTAAATGTAGGAGATAGTACTTATATTCCTCTTATAGATTATTTAGTTGTAGGTGGTGGTGGAGCTGGTGGTAGAAGTTACTACGGTGGTGGCGGCGGAGCTGGAGGTTTATTGACTTCAAATACTGGAGATTCCCAAGGTGGTGGTAGTGGTGCAGCTACAACATTTACAGCAGCTTTATCTACAAACTATACAGTCACAGTCGGTGCTGGCGGTTCTGTAACTTCAAATGGTAGTGCCTCACAGTTTGGTTCTTATTCAGCAACAGGTGGAGGTAGAGCTGGAGGTATGAATTATTTTGCTGGTGCAAATGGTGGTTGTGGTGGTGGTGCAGCTGCTGATTCAGGCGCTAATACAAACTACAATGGTGGAACTGGTAGTCAAGGTTATGATGGTGGTAATTCAGATTCAAGAGCAGGTGGTTCTGGTGGTGCAGGTGGCGGTGGTGGTGCAGGTGCTGCTGGACAAACAGGTGTTGAATTAACATACGCAGGAGACGGTGGAGACGGAGTCACTAATAGTATTATTTCAAGTAGTCAAGCTACTACACATTCAGTGGGAGAAGTTTCTGGAACTGATGTTTACTACGCTGGCGGTGGCGGTGGTGCTCAATACAATAATGATTCACAATGTGGAGATGGTGGTTTAGGCGGAGGTACAAATGGTGATGGTCAAAGTACTCCAGCTGCTGCGGCTTCAAATACTGGCGGTGGCGGTGGTGGTCGTGGTGGTACAGGAACTAACCAAAATGGTGGAACAGGTGGTTCTGGTGTGGTAATTTTAAAATATCCAGCAGGTTTTACTATAACTTATGACGCTGGTTTATCAACTGCTGGAAATAGTGGTGAACAACTTGATGGTTCTAATAAATACATAGTATTTACTGCTGGAACTGGAAATGTGAGCTTCGGATAATGGCAACTTACAGATTAATACATGTAACAAGAACTGGTGGAGATACAGATGGTCTAGCAGAGTTTACTGACTCAGATACAGTATTGCTTCCAGTACATAGTTCTGACCCTACAGGTACTACTGAAGGGGAAATGATATATAACTCTACAGATGACAAAATTAAAATTTATAATGGTTCTTCTTGGGAAGTAGTAGGAAATACAACAGAGAACATACAAGATATTGTTGCTGGACAATTAGTAACAAATGGTACACACTCTGGAATAAGTTTTACATATGATGACTCTACTGATGGAGGTATTAACGCAACAGTATCAGCAGATAGCACAGCTATCGTTGATGCAGATAGTGATACAAAAATTCAAGTAGATGAAGGCAGTGCTGATGAAGATAAAATTAGATATGATGTTGCAGGAACAGAGGTTGCTGTACAAGATGCAGGTGGTATCGCTTTAACAACAAATGGCGGTATGTTTAGACATAATCAAACACAAGCTGCAACTTTTACAATACCTTCTGGCGAAGGAACATTATTAGCAGGACCAGTAACTATTACTGGAACAGTAACAAATAACGGAACAATGGTGGTTATATAATGGCTACATTAAAAGTTAATACAATATCAACTTCTACTGGCGATAATGTTGCAATGCAATGTTCTTTAAATCTTAAATCTTATACAACTACAGAAAGAGATGCTTTAACAAGTGCTGCTGGTGATATGATATACAACACCACAGATAGTAAAGTTCAATTCTACAATGGCACGAGCTGGAATGATTTATAATGTCTACACTCGAAACCAACTCTATAGGTAAATACTCTGGTAATAATGTTTCTGTTGATGATGCTTTAAATTTAAAGTCATACACCACAACACAAAGAGATGCACTTACATCAGTTGCTGGAGATACTATCTACAACTCTGATGACAATAAAGTTCAGTTTTACAATGGTTCATCTTGGGCAGATACAGGTGTTTCTTTTATAGATATGGAATATCTTGTCATTGCAGGTGGTGGTGCTGGTGGTTCTAGTCCTGCTTCTGGTGCAAGAATGGGTGGAGGTGGTGGTGCAGGAGGTTACAGAAGTAATGTTTCTGGAGAAAACACAGGTGGTAATGTATCAACAACTAATGCTTTTACAACATATTTTATACAAAAAGGAACATCTTACACAGTAACTGTTGGTGGTGGTGGTGCTGCTAATACAACAGGTGGTGTTGCAGGTCAAGGTTCAGATAGTAGATTTGCAAAAATAATATCTTCTGGTGGGGGTGCTGGTGGACACGGTGCAGCAAGTTCCCGTGGTCAAACAGGTGGTTCTGGTGGTGGTGCTTATGCTGATAACGGTTTAGGAATAGCACATCAAGGTTTTGATGGTGGAGATTATGGTGCTATAGGTGGTGGTAACACAAATAACGCAGGTGGTGGAGGCGGTGGTGCAAGTGAAGTAGGTGAAGATGGTGCTTCAGCTAATGCTGGTAATGGTGGAGATGGTTTAGCTTCATCTATTACTGGTTCTAGTATAACTAGAGGTGGTGGAGGTGGAGGAGGAACTGGTGAAAACTCTGCTGGAGGTGCAGGAACAGGTGGAGCTGGTGGAGGTGGAGCTGGTGGCTATAGAGCTAATGGAACTGCTGGTACAGTAAATACTGGAGGTGGCGGTGGTGGGTCTGGTTCTTATAATGTTGCTAGAGATGGTGCTTCTGGAGGTTCTGGAGTAGTAATACTTAGATGGACAACAGCTGATGCAACTATAGGAGCTACAAGAACAGGACTTATTGATGGTGGAGTACAAACAGATGGTTCAGATAGTTATATAGTATTTACAGGTGGAGAAGGAGATATAACATTTAGCTAATGAGTGAATTAAAAACAAATAAGATTTCAACAAATGACCAAAACAATGTAGCTATAGATAATGCACTTGGATTAAAGTCATACGATACAGCTGGTAGAGATGCTTTAACTTCTGTTGCTGGTGATATGATTTACAATACAACAACTTCTAAAGCAGAGTACTATACAGGTTCAGCTTGGGTAGAAACAGGTGGTGCAGATTTAGTACAAGTAGAATATTTATTAGTAGGTGGAGGTGGTGGTGGAGGTTCTGGTCGTAACAACGCTAACAATGGTAATGGTGGTGGAGGTGGCGGAGCTGGTGGTTTAATAACTAATGTTTCTGGTAGTAATTCTGGTGGAGGTAACGCTGCTAATCCAGCATATTATGTAGTTCCTTCTACTAACTATACAGTTACAGTTGGTGGTGGTGGACCTAAAGGTCCAGGTGCTTATACTGTTAGTCCATCTGCTGAAAAAGCTGGAACACCAGGTAATAGAAGTCAATTTGGAACACTTCGCGTTAGAGGTGGTGGAGGTGGTGGTGGAAGAAATGGAGCTGCTGCTGGATTTGATAGTATGACTTCTGGTAAATCTGGAGGTTCTGGAGGTTCTGGAGGTGCTGGAGATAGTGAACAAGGTTACAATGGTGGTACTGCATATTCTAATTATAAATATGGTGGTGGAGGTGGTGCTGGTGCTGTAGGTGTAGCTTATAATGTGAATGGAAAAGATGGTGGAATAGGTGTTACAACTACAATTATTACTGCATCCGAAGCAACAACTGCTTCTGTAGGAGAAGTTGATGGTTCAAATGTTTACTTTGGTGGAGGTGGTGGTAGTCCTAAATCTTATGTATCTGCTGATGGCTCAACAATTAATGGAGTTGGTGGTCTTGGTGGTGGAGGTGGTTCTGTTAATGGTCCTGGTGCTGGTTCTGGAACAGTCAACACTGGTGGTGGTGGTGGTGGAGGTAGAGATAGGTCTGATGGAGATGGTTGGGAAGGTGCAGATGGTGGTAGTGGAGTAGTAATATTAAGATACCCTAACACATACACTATGTCACAAACAGGATTAACTCTTAGTACTATTACACAAGGAGATAATAAAGTTTCAATAATTACACAAGGAACAGGAACAGTGAGCTTTGCATAATGAGTAGATTAAAAGTAGATAACATAGAAACAAGAAGCGGTAATAATGTCGCAATGGATAATTCTTTACAAATTAAAGGATATACAGCTGCTGAAAGAGATGCTTTATCTAATCCACAAGCTGGTGATGTAATATACAACGAAGATGATGGAACAATAGATTTTTATAATGGTTCAAGTTGGAATGCAACTTCTGATAATACTTTCCTTTTCAATGTAGATTATTTAGTTATAGCTGGAGGCGGTGGTGGAGGTAGACTTGGTGGCGGTGGTGGTGCTGGAGGTTATCGTAATTCTTACAATAATGAAACATCTGGAGGTGGCGGAAGTTCAGAAACAAGTTTATCTGTGACAGCATTAACTAGCTATTCAGTATCAATAGGTGCTGGCGGAGCTGGAGCTACTACTGTACAAGCAGCTAATGGTAATAATTCTACTTTTAGTTCTATAACTTCTGTAGGAGGTGGTGGTGGTGGTGGATATGGTAATGGCACAACTGCTAACGGTCAATCTGGAGGTTCTGGAGGTGGAGGTGGTTATAATACTACTAATACTGGTGGTGCTCATACAACAAATCAAGGTTATTCTGGAGGTTCTGGTTATCTTGTAAATGGTGTATATGCTTCTGGCGGTGGTGGAGGTGGAGCAGGTGCTGTTGGTAATAATGCAGCTGCTGGACAAGCAGGTAACGGTGGTAACGGATTAGCTTCTTCTATAACAGGTACATCTATCACTCGAGGTGGTGGTGGAGGCGGTGGTGGCGACACTAGAGGTAGTACTCCCGGTACTGGAGGAACTGGTGGTGGAGGTTCTGCTAATAGTGCTAGTGCTGGTAGTTCTGGTACTGCTTACACAGGTGGTGGAGGAGGAGATGGTAGCTACAATGGTAGTGGTGGTATTTTTAATAATGGTGGTAATGGTGGTAAAGGTGTAATTATACTTCGTTATCCAAGTACTTATACAATATCTTTAACTGGTGGTGCAAGCTCTACTAATGGCGAACAAACAGATGGTTCAACAGGTTATAAATATATACAAATTGAACAAAGTGGAAATGTAAGTTGGTCATAATGCAATTAAGTTTAAATACATCTGTTATAATACATAAGATAGGAGAATAATATGGCACATTATGCCTTTTTAAACGACAACAATATAGTAACTGAAGTTATTGTAGGTAAAGACGAAAACGATAACGCAGACCTTCCAGAAGGCTTTGATAGCTGGGAAGCATGGTATGCAGATTTTCGTGGTCAAACTTGCAAAAGAACTTCTTACAACACTGTTGGTAATTCTCATACCTTAGATGGAACACCGTTCCGTGGTAATTATGCAGGAATCGGATTCACTTATGATGAAGACGAAGATGTGTTTTATCCACAACAACCATATCCAAGTTGGGCTTTAGGCGAAAACTGGGTATGGCAAGCTCCAAATGTTTATCCAGATGACGGAGAAGCATATATTTGGAACGAGAATGCTTACAACGGTGATAACACTCAAGGTTGGGAATTAGTCAATGGCTAGTGAACTAAAAGTAGACAACATATCAGAAAAGACTTCTGGTAATGGTATTGCTTTATCTAATTCACTTAGGTTAAAGAGTTATGCAACTTCCGAAATAAACGCACTTACTGGTATGTCTGCTGGAGATACTGTATATGATTCCGATTTAGGAACTTTAAAAGTTTATAACGGAACTGAATGGGCACTTATGTCACCTTCAACATTTTCTATACCAATAGATTATTTAGTAGTCGCTGGAGGTGGTGGTTCTGGTGTAGACAATAGTGCTGGTTTAGGTTATACAGGCGGTTCTGGTGCTGGAGGTTTTCTCAGTTCTAAAGATACACAAGGTAGAGGAGTAGCAGCTGCTACTACACCTACTTATTATTCTGGAGATAGTTTTACAGTAACTGTAGGTAGTGGTGGTTCTAAAGCAAATAAGGGGAACAATTCTACATTTGATAATATAACTGCATTAGGTGGAGGATTTCCTAGTGATAGTAACTCTGAAAAAGCTGGTGGTTGTGGAGCTGGTGCTAGTGCTAGTTCTATTGACAGTACTGACATTGGTGGTGTAGGCTCACATGGATATGATGGTGGTGACAACAATGGTGCTAATGGTGCTACTGGTGGAGGCGGAGGAGCAGGAGCTGCTGGTGGCGAACCATCTAGCTCTAGTTCTAATTATGGTGCAAATGGCGGTATTGGTGCTATTACAACTATTTTATCTGCATCAACTGCTACAACTGCATTAGTCGGAGAGGTTTCTAGTAATAGTGTTTATTTTTCTGGTGGTGGTGGAGGTGGTGGTGCTAGTACTCAAGGAACAGGTGGATTAGGTGGAGGTGGTAATGGAGGTGGTAATTATAGTGGTGCTGCTAAAACTGGTGGTGGTTGTGGTGGTACTTATGCAACAAATGTTAGTGGTTCTGGTGGTTCTGGTGTAGTAATTATTAGATACCCAGCTACAACTACTTTAGCTTCAATAGACGCAGGTTTAACTTCTTCTACTTATACAGAAGGAGATTATAAAGTAACAATATTTACAGCAGGAACAGGGAGTATAACAGTTTAATGGCAACATCATACGGAAATAGACCAGTAAGAATAAGATTTGAAGATGGCGATTCAGATGGATTAGCCGAGTTTTTTGATGGTTCAGAAACTGGTGCAGATGGTATATTAGTACCAAGATTTAGCACAACAGAAAGAAATGCTTTAGCAACTGCTGATGTATTTGCTGGTCTTATAATTTATAATGAAACTGATTCCAAGATGCAAGTCTATACTGGAACAGACAATACAAACAATAGTGGTGATTGGACCGATATTGGTGGTGGTAGTATCATCTCAGACGCAGATGGTAATACAAACATAGAAATCGGTGCAACCACGACAGATGAAATAGATGTTGATATTGCAGGAACAAAGATTGCAACATTTGACGCTGTTGGTATAGGTATAGAAACTGATGGTGTAGGTTTTAGTAATTCAAATACTATAGCTGCTACAGCAACAATACCTTCTGATAGAAATGTAGGATTATTTGGAACATTAGCTTTTACAGGCGTTGTAACAATAGAAGGTCAGCTGGATGTATTGTAATTACAATACCAACAGATATATGTGTTAGAATAGACTAGGAGAATAAAATTTTATGGGTAAAATCAAAGTAGACCAAATAGAAGAAAGAGTATCAAGTAACGGTGTTGAAATATTATCTACACCAAAAGTTGATACAATATCAGAATTAACCAGTGCTGCTGGTGTTACTGTTGATGGTGTTTTATTAAAAGATGGTGCCGTGCAAAATGCAACTATTTCTGGTGCAACACTGACTGATTATGTTGAGTCAGATGTAGCACTTACCTCTTCTTCTGGGGTGATATCTATAGATTTGTCAAGTGGAAATACAGGTTCAATAACATTGTCAGAAGATATTACAGATATAGATTTTACAAATGTTCCAACTAATGGTACTTCAAATTTTACTATGAAAGTAACTCAAGATGGTACAGGTTCAAGAACTATGGCTATTAACGCAATAACAGTTAATGGTGGTAGTGATGTTACAGGGCTTACTTCTGGTGGTGCGGGAGTAACTTTAAGTACAGCCGCATCTTCAGTTGACTTGGTAACTTTTTTATTTTTTGACGCTGCTACACCATTAATAAATGTTTTAACAGATTTTCAATAGGGAGGATTTATGCCTTTTGGTGCATCAAGATTTGGCTTTTCTGGAAGTAAAGTTCCTTTAGATGTTTCATACTTAGTAATTGCAGGTGGCGGTGGCGGTGGCTCTGGTTATCACGGTTCTGGTGGTGGAGCTGGTGGTTATCGTAATTCTTGGTCAGAAGATACATATTCTGGTAGAAATTCATCTTTAGAGTCACAATTATCACTTTCTGCTGGTACAGCATATACAGTACAAGTAGGAGGTGGCGGTGGTGCTAATGGATATGGAGGTAACTCTGTATTTGATAATGTAACTTCAACTCGTGGCGGTAAAGGCGTTAACAATATGCAGAACGGAAACAATGGTGGTTCTGGTGGCGGTGGCGGCGGAGAAGGCGGCAATGGTGGAGGTGCTGGTACAACAGGTCAAGGTTTTAATGGTGGCGGTGGTTCACCAGACGGTGGTGCATACGGTGCAGGCGGCGGTGGAGGTGCTGGCGGCAATGGTGGCGGCGGAGATGGAAACCGTGGTGGAAACGGTGGCGTAGGTTTACACTCAAATATTTCTGGTTCTGATATTGGTCGTGCCGGTGGTGGTGGTGGTTCTGTCTTTAACAATGCTTCACCGGGTTCTGGACAAGACGGTGGAGGTCGTGGAGAAAATGGTAACGGTGGTACTACATCTGGTTCAGCTAACACTGGCGGTGGTGGTGGTGGTCGTGACCGACAGGGTGGAACTGGTAGTGGTGGCTCTGGTATAGTTGTTTTAAGATATCCAGACGCATATACAGGTACAGCTAGTAATAATGTTGTAGCAAATACAAGCAGTGGTGGTGACGGAAATACAATAATGATTGTAAGTTCTGGAAATGGAACGGTTACTTTTTCATAATGGCACATTACGCTATTCTTGATGAAGATGATATTGTAGTAGAAGTAATTACAGGTCGTGATGAAACAGATACTATTGACGGTGTAGAACAAAACTGGGAAGCTAATTATGCAGAACAACATGGTGTTCCTACAGAACAATGCAAAAGAACTTCTTACAATACAGGGCATAATCAATATTGGAATAATGACGGAACTTTACACAATGACCAAACAAAAGCATTTCGTGGCAATTATGCAACTATAGATGGTAAATACGACAGAGATAATGATGTTTTTTATGCTGCAAATCCGGGAGACGATAGCTGGATATTAAATGAAGAGGGTTGGTATTGGGAACCACCAATTGAATATCCTAATGATGGTCATAAGTACAATTGGCACGAGGAAGTCAGTAATTGGGTTAAAGTTGCTGATGCTTCTGAACTAGATATAGAACATCCATAATTTGAAACCATTAGACTTAAAAAATATAAATATATTTTCTAATCCTATGTATATGAAAATATGGGGTCATATGTTTAGCAAATACTGTGGTAGTGAAAAAAACTCAATTAAACCTAATAATATTAAATTACAATTATTAATAAATAAATTTATATTAGATTATAATACAATGGGAGAAAATATATATGGAAAAAATACCAATAGAAATAGTACCTAAAAGTGAAGCACATCAACAATTAATCGATTTATACCCACCGCAACTTGCTAATAAGTTTTTACCAGAATGGTATAAGAAGCAAAAAATATATAGTAGAGAACACATACCACAAATGAAAGATGTTAAAAATTGCCCAGCAATACAAGAAGTTATGACAAGTGGAATTATTATACCTGCTTGGTCTGACATCTTAATAGAAAAAACAAATAAAGAAAACAAATGGGAATGGCAAGTAACTGTAGGTATGAGTTATGCTTATGACGAATCTGCCGAATGGATGCTTGACCAACCAATTACACAATTTAGTGGTATGAAAGATAACAACTTTAAAATAAATCTTATTAAAAAGTTAGGTGCTTTAAAACTAGTATCTCCTTATTGGTTTAGGACTCCACCGGGTTGGGGTATAGAATTTACTGACCCTTTTTATCATCATAGAAGAAATATTAAATTATTTCCCGGAAGAGTAGAAAGTGACAAATGGCACGAAACAAATTTTCCATTAGAGTTTTATGACAATTTAGATGATGAAGAACACGGTGAAATTATTGTAAGAGCTGGAGAACCTCTTGTTATGTTAACACCTTATAAAATAGATTTATCAGCAGAATTAGTAGTTAAAAAATACAGTGAAGATTTTACTAAATTACAAGTTGCAAATTCTCAAATGTTATCTTCTGTTACTAGCGATTGGATAAGGTATAAACAAAAGCATAATGAATTTTATTCTCAAAAAGAAAAAAAGCAAAGTTAAATATACACTACTAACTGAACATCTTGAAATAAATAATTTTTCAAGAGGCATTTTTAACAATGTAGAAAAAAAACATAATTACACTTTAGGTTGTCCTTCTGTTACTTCATTAGATAACAGATTATATACAGTAAATTCACCTTTTAGTATTGATATAACATTTGATAAAGATGTTTATAAATATAATTTTGACATTAATGCTCACCCAGATAATGAAAATATGCATCAACTTTTAAAAAAAACAATTTCAATTAATACGAACAAAAATATTTCTAATTTACAAGTACTAACACCCTATGCTTTTATTACCGACGATAAAGATATAGAACTAGTGACACTAGAACCTAATATTAAATATAAAAATTGCAAATTTGTTGAAGGTTCTTTAATGCCTTATTCTTGGATAAGAACAATAAATAGTGCTTGGATTTTAGAAGGAAATGAAGCGAATATAAATTATAGAAAAAATAAGCCTTTATTAAATTTTTTATTCAACAAACCTGTAGATTTAGAATATGTAGAGCCTAATAAAAAAATATATGATTATTGGAGGCATTGCAAGGACATAACAATATATTCTAATAATGTATGGTCTCATTACAAACATATATTACACAGAAGACCTAAAAATATGGTATAATAAATTTATATTTAACCTAATCACCATTAGGTAGAAAGCGGGACAACACCACAGTCTCGCTTTCGCATTTTTGTCTTAAAAAAAATATTTTGCGAAAACTCTAAAAACGTCATATCACACTGCTGTACTGAAAGTGTATAAAAAATAATACAAAACTGTCATACCTTGTATGTAAAATGCTATAATAGTATTAACTCGAACAAGGAGAGTAATGACAGAAGAAAATCAAAAGATTGATATAGAACAAGTTGTAGCTTCTTATAATCAAAATTTAGCAGAGCTTGACAAAGCTAGAAAAATGATTGATAAAATGGCTATCAACGAAGCTAGACATACCGTAGAAATCGCTGAGCGAGATGTTGTTATTGACAACTTAAGAGCAATAATAACTAATGCACAAGCACCTGTTTCCGAAGAGGAATAATGAATAAATTTGATGAGGCGTTAAATGCACTACACGCACAGAGGGTTCAAAAACTTAAAATAGATAAAATATTAGCAAAGCTTAATCGTGGTTCAGACGAAGAAAAAGAATATGCAAGTACTCTTGAAACTGCACTTTTAAATACTGCTTACAATAATCAGACAATTGTAGATGCTTTAAAATCAGTTGATATTGAAATATCTTTATCTGCTGTTAGAGCTTGGAGGATGAAAAGAAATGACACAGAAGCCTAATAAGTTCCAACAAGCTTTAGAGTTTGCTAAAGCACAACAAGCAAAAATCCCAAAAAGAGAAGTTCCTAATGGTGTAGAACCGTATGTAGAGTTTGACCAAAATACAGGGGAAGGAACTGTTGCAGCCAATAGAGGAATCAATGAACCTTCACCTGCAGAAAACTGGGATAGTTTTCTTTTAGAAAATGGCATAAGTCCCGAACATTTCAAAGTTTTAGACGACACAATGAAGTTTAGAACTTGGGATGGTGTAGATGGAGAAAAGAAAGTTCACTACACCTGTACGATTGTAGCTCGTATTGCGGGTGTTCTTGATGAAGAACTACAAGAAAGCTTAGTTAAAAAAGTAAATAAGTTTTCTGCTAAAGCTCCTAAAAAATCAAAAGGCAATGGAGCATTCGTAACTCTTTTTTCTGACTGGCAAATCGGAAAAAATGAAGGTGGGGGAACAGAAGCATTAGTCAATAGAGTTGAAGTAGGGGTAGCCGAAACAATACAAAAGTTTAAACAGTATCAATCAATGGGATACAATTTAGATGAAATTGTTATAGGTTGTATGGGTGATATTGTTGAAGGGTGTGATGGATTTTACGCACAACAAACCTATTCAGTCGAATACGATGACCGTGCTCAGCAAAAGATAGCAACTGAACTTATGTTTGCAAGTATCAAAGAGTTTTCAAGACTTGATGTACCTGTCACAGTAATAACTGTTCCCGGAAATCACGGAGAAAATAGAAAGAATGGTAAGAGCTATACAACATTTATGGATAATAAAGATTTAGCTGTTGCTTACTATACAGATTTTGCAATGAGACAAAACCCAAGTTCTTTCAGCCACATTGAACACATATATCCGGAACACTTAGATGACGACATAACTCTTACTTACAACTGTCACGGAAATATATTAGGATTCGTTCACGGCCATCAGTTTAGGTCGGGAGGTGGAGCCTTCGTTCCTGCTAAAGCTCAAGCTTGGCATAAGAATCAAAAGTATGGTGACTACCATATAGGTTTTGCAAACATTCTAAACTTTGGTCACTTTCATCATTACACATTCGTAGAAGACCCACAACAAATTATTGGTGCCCCTGCACTAGATGGTGGTTCTAAATGGATAGAACAAACACACGGCAAATTGACAAAGCCGGGAATGTTAAGCTACACAGTTGATAAATATGGAGTTAATAATCTATATAAAGCACAGAAAAAGTCTATAAAAGAGTTATAGTATAAAATAGACAATATATAAATGTGTAGTACCATATACATATGGGATATTATTATTTACTAGATAATGAAAATCCATACGCGACAGTAAGAGAGAATAATAAGAAAGGGAACTACTACCCATTTAGGGGGAGAGATATACAAGGAATAGTAGTTCACACTGCCGAAGGTGGCAGAGTTGCTAAAAATGTAGCAAAATACCTATCCGAAACAGAAAGAACAGCGTCTGCACACGTCGTTGTAGATGATAAAAATATAGTTAATTTATTACCCGATGACTTTACTGCGTTCCACGTTAGAGGACATAACAGTAAATCTTTAGGATTAGAGTTAGCTTACTATGCTTCCGAATGGGGGCAAGACAAAGAATACGAAGATGCACTAATTACAACTGCGGCCAAGTGGGCTACAGATAAGTGTGAAGCGTATGAGATACCAGCAAGAAGATTAAATATCAACGAATGGTTGAAAGGTCAAAGAGGATTTATTTCTCACGCTGAACTCGACCCTGTAAGAAGAACAGACCCGGGAATAAATTTTCCTTGGGAACAGTTTTTTACATTAATTAAAGGTAAAGCCTACAGAAAAGCACAGCGACAAGCACCAAAATGGAATGGTAGAATATTAGTGGTACAGTCACCGTACATCAAAGGAGATGATGTTTCTCAGTGGCAAGACTCTGCTGGAGGACTGACGGTTGATGGTGTCTATGGAAGAAATTCCGCTAAACGATGTAGGGAAATACAAAAATTAGCTGGGCTAGTTCAAGATGGTTTAGTCGGACCACAGACTTGGTACGCAACCTTTGGACTTCCAGAGATAACAGGAGAATAACATGGAACTTGAAGTATTAAGAATAAGTTCACAAGCTGACTCTACAAACGGAATATTGTTCGATATCACTGATGGTGTTCGTAAATTTCTTTGCTACACAATCGAAGATGAATTCAGAGCAGAAAAAATCAGAGGCGAAACAAGAATTCCAGAAGGTAAGTATAAACTTACTCTTCGTAAAGAAGGCGGTTATCACAATCGCTACACTGCAAAATATGGTGCTTGGCACCGTGGAATGATTTATGTAAATAATGTTCCAAATTTTGAGTGGATTTTATGGCACACAGGAAATACCGACGAATCGACCGCCGGTTGTTTGATTTTGGGTTCTTCTCAAAACGAAAATATAACCAAAAAAGACGGCTTTGTCGGAGCGTCCGTTGTGGCATATAAAAAAGTTTACCCGGAAATTGCAGATGCAATAGAATCGGGTGAAGAAGTCACAGTCAATTATGTTGATTATGACTACAGAGAAGGTGGAAAATTTCTTTTACCATTGTCACCAAAAACTGGTGCTAGTGGTGGAGGAGTCAAAAAAATACTGTAGGAGGTATTAAATGCCAGATTACTGGAGAACAGCTCTAATTAGAGCAGCAAGAACTGCAGCACAAACTTTTGTGGCTGTGATGATGGCTAACCAAGCTGGAATGTTCGAGGCAGATGTTATTATGGCTGCAAGCGTAGCAGCTGCATCAGCACTCGTTTCTGCAATTCAGAATGCATTAGAAGATGCACCATTCCCATTTATGTCTAAGATTCCTAAAGGATAGTCAAGATATAATCGGTTATAATAGATAGAGATGGTCGGGATATTACCCGACTATTTCTATTTATGGAGGTTATATAAATGATTTGTGGATTATGCATAGGTGTTTGCTCAAATTGTCCTATTGGGTCAAAGTAGATGACACAAAGGTTACAAGAAGGCTGGAGCTTGTATTTAAATATAGCTAAGAGAATATTAGCTGTGTTTATAGCACAAAGCCTATCAATATTAGGTGCCGGTTCGTTAGTAGGTATTGACGTATACCAATCTGCGTTGCTAGCTGGGATAATGGGGGTTGCACACGTCTTAGAGATGTTGGCAAGAAAATATATAGACGATGGAAAAATTACTTTAGAAGAAGTTAACGAGGTTTTCAATAGCGTTCCTACTAGAAAGTAGTAGATGCTTAGGTCAATTAATACAATTCTTAGATTATTAGTAGTAGGTTTACTTATATATCCTTTACCTATTGCTATGGCTGACCACGTTCCAACACAAGCACCTTATGGTACAAATGCTAGTGATGATGCTAACGCAGGAACTTTTACTATTGGTATATTAGGTTCAGATGGATTTGAAGATAGTCCACCCGAAAGCTATACAATATTCTTTAGTCAAAATAGTGGTGTAACTGAAACAAATAGTTTTTGTGTAACTACTTCTTTTGGACATTCTGCAAACACTTGGCAGTATCACACATTTAGTCTTGACAACTTAAAGTATTATTTTAATGACCCAGCAGGAACAAATATTTATTACAAGGTTAGGTCTAACAACATAACTGATTACAGTTTTTCTACATTAACAAACCAAAATACTTGGAATTTATATGCAGGAGCACCATTTGATTATAACCAAACAGACTGGTCTGCACCTACAGGAGATAACGCTTGTAATGACCCAAAGATACTTGATGGTATAGGAGACCCAAGTAACTTAACTACTTCAGCTAATTTACACGATGGAAGTATAACTATTGACTGGGATGCAGCACCAGACAGATATGAATATAGTGCAGAACGATACGCAATCGGTTTTGATAAAGCAGACCCACCTATGTATGGTATAGCTACAGGTAATGTTGGCG